ATGCCTAAGCTTGCGACCAGAAAACCTGACTTAGTATTTCGTAATGCAAAACCACGCATCAAACCCTATCAAATCTCCGACGGCGGTGGCTTGTCGCTGCTCATTCAGCCGAATGGCTCTAAGCTTTGGCTATTCCGCTATCGTCGCCCCGGCAACGGCGCAGAGAACTTCACCAGCCTAGGCCCCTATCGGGACATCTCGCCAACGCAAGCGCGCTCGCTCGCCGCTGCCGCGCGCGAGCAGGTACGTGCTGGCGTCGATCCAGTGCAGCGGCGGCGCGAGACAAAAGCCGTGATCGAGCGTAGCGCCAAGGGCGCATTCGAGATCGTCGCGAATGACTGGCTAGAGAATAAGCGCAAAGGGTGGTCTCGCGTCACCGCCTCGGTTGCAGGCCTCGTCATTGCCAAGTACCTGATACCAGCGCTGAAGTTCCGGCCTATCGCTACGCTCTCAACAACCGACGTCATCCCCGTTTTGATGACCATTGCGACTAAAGCGCCGAATCTCGCAGTCAAAGCGCGACAGTACCTCAAGGCCATCATCACGTTTGCGGTGCATAACAGCTTGCGCGAGGACGGCAGGCCGCTCGCACTCGACGGCGTTATCCCGTCGTATGAGAAAAGGCATATCCCCGCCATTACGCGACCCGAGCACATTGGCCCACTGGTACGCGCGATTGACGCGTATTCCTCGCCGATCACGCGCGCCGCCTTGCAAGTGGCGCTGCTCACTGCGTTGCGCCCGGGAGAGATCGCCGGGGCACGGTGGGACGAGATCGATCTCGACGCAGGCGTATGGCGCGTACGTGCGTCGCGCATGAAAATGAAAGACGAACACGTTACGTCGCTACCTACACAGGCGGTGACGATGCTGAGGGTATTGCAGGCGAAGACGGGCCGGGGCACATACGTCTTCCCTTCTCCGTGTATGCAAAAAACGCCGCACATCAAGCGTGATGCGTTGAGCGCTGCGCTGCGCACAATGGGTTTCCAAGGGCGGCATTCGACGCACGGGTTTCGCGCCATGCTGCTGACGGTGGCGGCTGAGCAGATGGGCGTAGACCTTAACCACCTCGATGCGCAACTGGCCCATGCCAAGCGCGGCGATGTAGCCAAAGCTTATAACCGTACGACCTTCGAAGTCGCTCGCCGGGAGGTGATGCAACGGTGGGCCGACTACATCGATGAAAGGCGCGCGGACCCGCCTAAGGTGACCGCGCTTCCGGTTGCGGCGTAACGCTTCAGGGGCGCTTCGCCTTGCTTGCGGCTGAGGCATGCAACTGTTTGAGCCGCGCCACGCGTTCCTCGTCGGCGTGCGTGGGCGATGCGGCGCGCGCCGCGCGGTGGGCGCGTAAAGTACCGACACGCCAGCGGGTCATGTTGCCGATGTGCTCCGGCTCGGGAAGCATCTTGGCCGCGAGCCGTCGCCACGCAGTCGCGACGCTACAGCCTTCCAGCAGCGCCACCACCTTCACATCAACCAGCGCGTCATCGGGTAACTGATCGAACAGCCGGAATGCATCAGGCAAGGGATTTTCGGCGAGCGCGAGTTGTGTCTTCAGTGCGCGGACCTCGGCCTCAAGCTGATCCACCCGGTTCGTGGTGTTGCGTTTAGCGGTGGAGATCATGATTCGCGAACCCTGTAGCGATGGCGGCCAGGTGCTCAAACATGTCCATCACCAAACTCGCCTTGTATTCATTGAGTTCGGCGGCGATGGCGGCAACAGCGCGCTCGACTTCCTCCGGGCTCGTTGCGCTGTCGCGGGCGTGCCTGCCGATGCTGAGTAAGCTGATTGCGCCGCAATAGAACGCGTGGCGCATATCATCCCTTTGAAGCGGGCCTGCCTCGGTGGGAATGCTCGCCGCGAACAGGTCCCAGACCTCGCTGAACTTCTTCGTGTGCGTCGTCATGGCTTACGGCCTCCATCCTTTGATCGTCTCCGCGGCGACGAAGGTGTCAACGTTGATGCCCATTTCGGTTGCCGAGAAGCCGGGGAATTTCTCGGCGTAGGTGTCGCTCAGGTGATCTGCCTCGTCGCCAAGCTGTTCGGCGAACTCCTGCGGCGTGAACGCGCCTTTTTCTTCGAGCACGTTGATGAGCGCATTCAACTCCGCGCGCATCAGCATTGTGACCTCGCGGTGATCGCGTACCGCCTGCGCTTCCGGGTCGCTCTGCGGGCGGGTGCCGAGTTGCCAGCCGGCGAACACGAGACGCCACTTGGCGAGCCGGTTCAGCGCGCCGTCTACCAGTTTGAGATCCATGCTTGTTCGCTCCTTTGTTATTGGTCGTTACCTGCTGCTGCTCGAAGTTCCCTCAAAGCCGTGTCGAGCGACGTAGCCTTGTGCGGCGGCTCCGGCTCGACCGCCGCACGCTTGTAAAGCCGTTCGATATCGCGCGCGCGCCCTACTTGGCACACAGGGCAAAAGCGCGCGGTACGATCGAAAAAGCCGGTAAACCATTCCCACCCCTGCGGCGTGGGGGTGTACGCCACGCGCTCGCATAGCAAACAGGGATAGGTCCCCTCATTCCACACGCCCGGGCGGCGCCGGGTCCTACTCGTTGCGTGTCCTGTTGCCATTGCGCCGTCTCTCCTTAGAGTTGTACTTCGCGTGTTCTAGTCGCCCTCTACGCGGCGAGCCAGCCAGCGGTCGCGCGCGCCGATCACGGTGCTACGCACCTGCTGCTCTCCTTCCGTTGCTGCTTCCTGTATCTGCTCGACGATGAACCCATGCGCGGCCTCTGCCTCGGGCCAGGTTCTTGAGCGCACCAGCCGAATGCGCTCGAATGAGGCGCCGCCCATGATGAAAGCGGTCGTCTCAAAGAGCGCCGGCATCCGACGACCGCGCTCGAGTTCATCAACGGCAGCGGCCTTCGTCTTCGGCGCGATCGACAGAAAAACCGTCACGATCTCCAACGCCTTGCCGATTTCCGTTCGCGCGAGCTCGCGCTGTGCGGCCGCATACCAGCGCATCCATTCCATTACGGAGTTCGCGGGGCGCGGCTCGCTGCCGTCAAGCACATACAAGTTGCGGTTCATCGTTACCCTGCTGCCGATACGAAGTGGTGAGTCTGCGGCGATGCCTCGCCATTGAGCCAGCTTGTGAGCCAGCGCTTGAGTGCGGACACGGAGCCGTTCAGCCGCACGAACGGCACGTTCAGATGCTTGGCCGCCTCGTCAACGTCGTGCCCGTTGAAGTCCGTCATCGATATCACCACGTCAGCGTTCGACCCTCGGGCGAGCATCCCCGCCCCGCCGTGCGCGCCGCTGCCGCCGCTGCCTTGTGACTTGATGAACTTGAACTCGATGGCTTCCGCAAAGTGCCGCTCAACGTCTTGGGCCTGCTGGTTGATCAGGCCGACGACAGTCACGCGCGGCAGATGATTGCGCGGCGCCGCCGCCGGTACGGCGTGTAGCCGGGCAGTGCCGTCGCGGCTATGCAAGGTGTGAGTGAGGCGTTGCATGAGGGTTTCCTGTAAATGCTCACCTATTGATTCGACGAGTTGCTGGCCGATCTTCAATCCGATGGTCTTGACCAGCGTGTCGAGATTCAGGGAAAGCGGATCAAGCGCCGCTTTCTCTGCCTGTTCTTCAGCCAAGCGCGCTGCTTCTTTCTGTGCGTCCTCGGCCTGCTGCATCGCCTCCTCGGCGATTCGCTCCGTCTCTACCTGCTGCCAAAGGGCGTGAATCCATTTCACTTCCCCAAGGGTGTGAATCTCTCGCTGGCGCGATTCGGGGAGGAAGCCGAACACCGCCTTTCGGATTGCATCGAGCGGCGACATATCGCTGAACCCGTAGAGCAAACGTTTGCTCTCACGGGCCACAACCATCTTCTCGGCGTCAGTCCAGCGCACCATCTGTCGGCGGTCGTGTGCCCCGGCGTCCATTTCGCTGTTGCTGACGGCCTCGAGTCCGTCGTCGTCCTCGTCCGGCGCACCATCGTGGCCGCTGGCGGGCTGCATGGCGGTGATTTGTAAGCTTTCCGGGGCCTGCTCACCGGGCACAGGATCATGCGGCGGGAGCAACGGCGTTGGTCGCTCGGTCGATGACGGAGACGCGTCTGACTCGCTCGGGTCTAGGGTCGGGTCTAGGTCCGGCGCTCGCTGCGCTTTCTCCTCCTCCGCTTTCATCGCCTTCCAGATCGGGATGATGGTCGCTTCAAGGTCCTTCGCCTGCCGAATCGTTCGGTGGCGGTGAAGCGGCAGCACTTCCATCTGCGCTTGCTTGACCGCTTCGAAGCTGGACAGCGGTTCTTCCATCGACTCGGCGAGCAGGCGGTATGCGACGCGCGCGACGTGATCCGCCTCCTCTTCGCTCCAGCGAACCTTGCTACCGTTAGTGGCCGCGTCCCGCTGTTCGCGCTTCTTGTTCATCGTTTTCTCGTACGGGTGCATCGTCAATCTCCTTCACGGTTAAGCGCCCTTAGGCGGCGCAGAGGGTTCAATCAAGCATGCACATTTGAGGCAGGTAATGCAGCGCGTCGGTAAGCGCGCGGCGTAGTTCGACCATTGCCGACGGGCCTTGAGCCTGAGCAATCTCTTGCAGTGCGGGAAGTCCGCTATTGACGGCATCGAGCGCTTCGCTGCGCGATGCGGGGCGGCCTAGCGTGTACCATTCGAACGCCTCGGGATCGCCGAGGCGGAAAAGCAGCCCGTTATCGACCCGGGCGAGTTTGTATCGCTTGGTGACCCAGACGACGGCCGCGCCCGGATTGCGCGTCAGCATGACGCCGGCGGGGGCACTAACTTCCGGGAGGTTGGCGTCGCGCCGAACGGCTTTCGGCTGGACGAGAAAGGGGCAGACTGAAACAGCGAACTGCGCGCACTCGGCGTGCGAAGGCGGCTCGGCCGAGACGCGGGTGATTACGCACATCGGGCCAAGGACAAACGCCCGATAGCTGCCAAGAGTCTGCCCGCAAATCCAGCAGCGGTTAAAGCGCACGGCATCGCGGATGCGGTTAGGCTCGACGACGCGGAAGTCGGGCTTGCCGTCGATCCACGCGACAAAGTATGGGACGGGATAGCCTTTGTCATTCACTGGCAGTTGTTTGATCCGCTCAGGAATGTATAGGGCCTTAAGGCTATCGCGCAAGGGTCCGCTCACCGCATGTCTCCAACGAGTTGTAAAAGGGTGTAACCGCTAATCAACCTGGATGTTTTCAAGCAACACAGCGTTGCCAAAAATGAGCGGCACGAAGCCTTGAGGCAGGTCGCTTTGGCGACGGCTCGCCTCCGCATAGATTTCCGACGCTATGACGTTGATTGGCAACCGCCCGCGGGCGTCGGTCGTAATGGCGCCGGTATCGTTCACGATCATCGCGGTACGATGGCCCTTCCATAGCACCCATACGAGTTCGATCTCGCCGCCGACGAATTGCTGAAGCCGGTCGCGCAACGGGATCACGTCGCTCGCTTCCGTGCGCGGGGTGCCTGCCGTATCGATCCAGTGAACAATGCCGCTCACGATGGCCTCCGTTCGTCGTAGTGGGTATGCATCAGCAACTCGCACTTCGCGGCGAATGCCGAGTCCGCCGTCATCAGTTCCAGAAACGCGCCGAACGCGTAGACATCGACCGGGCCAAGTTCCTCGCTTAGCGCGCGCACTGCCTCTTTCATCTCGCCTAGGTCGGTGGCCGTGGAAATCCTCTCGTGCAGTCGCTTCGCATACTCTTTACCCGCCTGCCGCGCGCGCGCCGCTTCCTCTTCGCTTAGGTGCTGTCGCATGGCCTCTCCTACCAGTTGGCCGGATCGGCCGCTTCGGCGTCGCCCCACGTGCACTTGCCGCACATGCGCGACGCATAAATGACCTTGCCGTGGCGGATGCCGAGTACGGTCGGTGTCTCGCCGCAGGAAATGCAGGTGCTCTTGTAGTCCGGCTCAAACTCGTCGATCTCGGTGACCTCATCCGGGACGACGATGGTTTCGTGCGCCAGTCTGCTGTTCTTGCTCATGAGGGCTACCTCCACAGCGCCGATAAGAAGGGCGCCTTACGGGCGCCAATCGGACGCCTAGCGGGCGTCAAATCGTCGCGCTATTTCAGTTTTCCATCAGTGCCCGGCGCGAGCGGACTGATCCGAGAATAAAAAGGCCGCACCGGCACTAAGGCCGAGAGACCGAGGGAAGCCTTAGAGGGTGGAAGCAATCCCGGTGCGGCAAGGGGGACGAAGTGGATCAATGCGTCGCCGGTTGATCGCCGTCCTTAGGCTTGCGCTTAGAGCGGCGGCTGGCCTGCTCGATGATCTGTGCCGCCGAGCCGTCGCCCTCGACGCCGGGCAGGCTGCGCTGATCGGGCTCGCCGCGAACGCCATCGACGCCGCCCATGTGCGCGCCCGCATCGGCGATCACCACAAGGATGGTCATACCCTGCGCGTGGCACAGTTCCATCGCGGTCGGGTCCTGCTTGCCGAACTCGAGCGTCGCAACGGTCTTGTCGCCGAAGCTGACTTTCTTCATTTCGCCGACAATGGTCGTGCGACCGGCCGATGCGATCAGCCGCGTCGCTTCGCGTACGTTGTCGAGCACGCGCTTGCGCAGGCGCTCGATGATCTCGTTCTGTTCGTCCTCGCCGATCTTCGGCCAGATATCGGGCAGCAGGCGAACCTCGCTCACTAGCGCGGAGAGCAGGTCACCTGCGACCGTTTCTGAGGCCATCAACGCGGCGGCCTCGTCCCGCTTGTCATCATTGCGTGTCATGGCTTAGCCCTCCATCAAGGCGCGGCGCTCGGTGTACATCTCCGAGAGTTCGTCGCGTTGCTTCGGATCTTCGATGCCGCGCGCCAGGTCGATCGCGTCGTTAAGCTGGTCGATGGTGGCGGCGGTTTGCAGCTTGTCCGCGATCTCCGCATACGTCACCGTTGACGCGGCGCCTTCCTTGGTCGCCTTGCTGGAGTGGGCGCGCTCCTTCTCCGACTTGACCTTCGCCGCGTAGGCGTCGCGGATGCTGGTCTTGTCGTCCTCGCTGTCGAGGCGCGATACAGGCTCGATCGCGTGCGCGAGCTCCTGCTGCGTCGTCGCCGCGGTGATATTCATGAGGATCGTGTCTACGCTCGGCGGCGGCAGCGCGGTGCGCTTCGCGGCAAGCTTGTCGCGCACCGACTCGGTACGACGGGCAGGCGTATGGGTGGCGTCGTCCGCCGCGCGTATTTCTTGGGCGCGGCCCATGTCGCGCTCGCCGCGCAATTCCAGTTCCTCCGGCGTGTAGACGCCGAGCAGGACGTCAGGCGTGTAGCGCCGTCCCCATTTGCGGATCGCTAGGTAGCCGAGTTGCTGCATCGGGTCGGTCGCCCATTGCGTCGAGAAGCGCGGGAACGCCTGCGACATCATGACGGAGACTTCGCGGGGCTCGTCCTCGCCGATGAACGTCGCGCGAACGATCACGCCCAAGCCCTCCTCATCGGCCTTGGTGTAGGTGGCAACGTAATACTTCCCGCCTTTGCCACCTTCCTTGTCGGAGGTCCGCTCGGCCACCTTGCCGAGCACCTTGCTCCAATCGCCGATGAACTCGTATTCAGGGCGGCCTTTGATCGGCGCGAGCGTCGTGATTACGGCGGAAATCAACTGCGCCTCGTACCCGAGGGCACCGCCTTGGGTCAGGTGCGTCTTCTGCGCGACGGCAAAAGGGTTCATACCCCACTGAAAGCTTTGCATCACGATCGCAAAGCAGTCGGCGCGGTTGCCGCGCAGATGTTGCGGAATCGACACCTTGCCGGAGGCCATGATATCGGCGAGACGTTGCATGGTGTCGAGCATGTTCGTGTCAAGCATCATCGACATAGCAGTCATCGGGGGCGGTTCCGAGGCGCGTGACTCCTCGAGTTGCAATGCATGGATCATGGTTATTCCTTAGCCTTGGCGTGTCGGAGGTCCACATACGTGCAGGGCTCGACGGCATAGCCCTTGCGGCTGACGATCTTGCGGCGGTATTCGCTGCCATCGGGCAGGCGGCCGATCGCTGCTTGTCCCATCTTTGCCGCAATGTGGTTCCGTGCGGCGGAGGAAGTGGCGTCGTATTGCTTTGCGAGCGCATCGGCTTCCTGCTTGACGCGGTGCCAGTGCTCAATACTTGGGTCGAGGGCGATCTCGGAGCCGTCGGTGCCCGGGTGAAGCCTCGCCAGTAGCGCGCCCGTTGTCGGGTGCTCATAGTCGAACTCGGGCGGCTTGCCTGCTTCGACAAGCTGCCAGAAGGCGTGCTCGCCCTCGATCACCATTTCCTCAAGCCCGGGATCGCGGCGGATGACGTAGGTCTTGAGGGTATTGCCGCCGACGCACGCTGCAAGGTGCCACTCGTCGAAGCCCGTCACGATCAAGTAGTGCAAGCACTGCAACAGGAACGGTTCCGGAACCTCATCAGTACCGGGCTCGCCCCAATCAGCCAATCTGTAGATGAGGGAATCGACGTTCTTGCACTCGACGCCGCAGCGCTTGCCTTCCACCTGCCGATCGATGCTCGCAATCATCCACGGGAAGCGTTCGTGCCGAAGGATCGCATTGCGCCGCCGCACCCTGACGTTTTCGCGCCGCGCATACTCGGAGGCGATCACGCTTTCCATGAGCGTGCCCCAATGCACGCGCTCGTTGTCATCCAAGTTGTCGGGTGCCACGTGGCCGGATTTTTCCGCCCACAGTTGGTACTTCGTCTTGAACTTCGAAAGCCCAAGCGCGGCGGCGCAGTCGCTACCACCAACGCCGGCTTGGCGAGCGAGAAGCCATTGATCGCGATCGGTCATGAATAGCCTCCTAAAAGTTGTCCAACCGGTCCAAATAGGGTTGGATGATCTAACCGTATCGTTAATGGGATAACGGATTAAGCGAGCGCACGCGTCAAGCAGCAGTTTCAAGAAAACTTGACGTAGCAGAACGCGCGCGTGACGTTAGGCGGCAGGTAGGCTGAGCTAATCGCGACGCGCGGGTTAGCGCGTTGCCACTGCTCGAACCATGAGCGGCGCTGCTGGCGGGAGAGATAACGCAGGTACGACCGGTGTTTGAAAAGCGTTTGCATTGTGGGGTCTGATTGCGGTCAGGACGACGCTAAGCTTTAGCGTTGGTTTGACCGTCTTTAGCTAAACGAGTCCTTATGACGAAGCGGATTACGGACATCTGTTCGTCATGGCGTAGGTGAAAGTTTAGGCGAAAATTTGTGAAGCGGGACCCAATCGTAAGGGGATTTGCAAAGTAGTTGTTAGGGCGTACATTTCACGTCATGAACGTGATTGAAATCCTCGAAGCAATGGGCGGTCGCGCAAAGGTCGCCTCTCTTGTTCGGGTCTGTCCGGCCCAGATGACGCAGATGCGCACGCGCGGCAAGATCGCTGACCACAACATCCGTTTCTTCATCGCTCTGCGCCCCGAACTCGACTGGCCGGAACTGCTCGAAGAAGATTTCGAGCGCTTCGTTCCCGTGCTCAACGAGAAACACCTCGTGCGCTTGCGGAAGATGAGGCTGTGGCGCCAGCGCCAGCGTGAGAGGCAGCCCGAGAGCGAGCCGGAAAGCCAGAGTCAATAAGCATCAACTCGTATGAAACCGCGATGCCGCGAGGCATCGCAAGACGTCGCACGCGGTTGCAAGATAGTTTGTTTTACTCAGAATCACCACGTAGCACCACGAGTCACCAAGACTCACTAAAGCCGGGCCATGCGGGCGCATGGCCGCTAACGACGCCTCTTCAGCCCGCGAGGATGCACGTGAACGACGAGCAACTTCCCGACCCGCTGACGCCCGGGCTCTCCGCATGGAGGGCCGTCTGATGGCCCGCATCCGCAGCATCAAGCCCGAATTCTGGACCTCCGAGCAGGTCATGGAGTTGTCGCGCGACGCGCGCCTGTGCTTCATCGGCTTGTGGAATTTCTGCGACGACGCGGGAATTCATCCGGCTAACCCGAAGCGTCTGAAAGCCGAGGTCTTTCCCGGCGACGATCACCTGACCTCGGCGGATGTTCGCCGAATGATCGACGAATGCATCGCGAACGACCTGATCGACGAGTACGAGATCGACGGCGAACGCTACTGGAGCGTCACAGGGTGGTTCCACCAGAAGATCGATCAGCCGACGTACAAATTTCCCCGTCCTGACGGGACGATTCCCGAAGGCGCCGCCAAGCGCCGCCAATCCAGCAAGTCCCGCCCGCCAAATGAGCATTCGCCGAGCACTCCCGGAGTGTTCGCCGAACACTCGACGAACGCTCGCGGATCGAGCGGTGAGTCCCCCCCGAATGCTCCAGCGCCGATCGCCGATCAGCAGGCGAGCACGCCCGCTGTGAGCGTGGCAAAGCCGCGCGATTCCAGCCCACGCGATGAGCGCGTGCTCAATGGACACGGGGCTGACGACGAAATGTTCGCCGAACATTCGCCGAACGATCGCGGAGAGTTCGCCGAACGTTCGCCGAACGTTCGCGGAGTGTTCGCCGGGTGTTCACCCCCGGAAGGGAAGGGAAGGGAAAGGAGTAAACCTAAAACCGTAGGTACTGTCGTCGTTAGCGGTAAACCCGCACGCGCGAGCAATGCCGACGACGATTTCACCCCGAAGGACGCGGCCGAGTGGCTGGCGCACTTCAAGCGCAAGCACGGATTCGAGGCCGACCCGACAAGCGTCAACGATCGGAAAAAACTGTGGCCCGTGTTCGCAGGCTGGGTCAACGCTGGCCTGTCAGCCGCCTTTGTCGATGCCGCAGTCGCCATTGCGATCAAGCGGGCACGCGAGCCGATTGCGTGCTTGCCGCTGTACGTCGATCGCCTCATGGCCTCCGAGCAATCCGCCAGGTCCCCGCCGCCGAAAGACCATCACGAGGAACGCGCCGAGGTCATCGCAGGACTCACGGGGCGCAGCCGCGCCCGCAAATCCGAGGAGGGTGTCATCGATGTCAACCCAACAACCGCCGAACGATTGGCCCGCTGAGGCGGTGCCGCAGGCGTGGGTCGAAGAGCTCTTTCGCAAGCTCACCGCGTACTTCGGCGCTCGCTTCGCGGATCTCTGGCGCGGCGTCGATATCGACGACATCAAGCGCGAGTGGGGCATCGCGCTCGCGAAGCTGTCGCGAACCGAGATGAAGGCGGGCGTGGCCGCGCTGCTGTCGCTCAAGTACCCGCCGACGCTGCCGGAGTTTTTCGCGGCCTGCAAGCAAGCGCGCCTGCATGAAATGCCCAAGCACGACCTGCTCACGGATCAAACGCGGGCGGCGCCGGAGGTCGTCGAGGCGAGTCTTCATCGCATGAGCGACGCCACCGCGCCGCTCTCGATATCCAAGGAGCCAACAGCCGAGTGGGCGTTTGCGGCCCTCATGCGCGGCCTGTCGCGGTCGGGCAAGCCGCTTAGCGCTGAGGTCATCCGCTGCGCGACGGACGCCATTAGCTCAGGCGCCGGGCGCCGCGTCGTCGAAAGCTGTACTGACGCTGAGTTGCGCGAGAGCTATGCGGCGATCCGCGAGGCCGTGCTGATCGGCTACGGCAATGCAGGGAAAAAGCTGTGGGGGGCTGCTGCGTGAAGGCCATCGAAATGACCGACCTGTTCGGCGAACACCTGAGGAGCGCGCCATGAAACCCCAAGAAACGCACCACTTCAACCGGCTCAACGAGGCCGAAGCCGAGCGCCTCGCGCTGCTCGCCGAGGAGATGGCCGAGGCGATCCACGCGATCGGCAAGATTCTGCGCCACGGCTACGAGAGCAAGAACCCGCTCATGCCGCAAGGCCCGAGCAATCGGGACTGGCTTGAGCAGGAAGTTGCGCACGTCTACGCGGCCGCGCGTCTGATGTTCGACGCGGGCGATATCCGGCGCGTTGCGTGCGAGGACCATGAATCGATCAAGCAGGAGTCGCTGCATCGCTACATGCACCACCAGCCTAGGGCGCATTGAGCTATGCAACGCCTCGCCACCATCCGCTTCGTCGTGCCGGGCGAGCCCGTCGCCAAGGGGCGGGCTCGCTCGCGGCATGTCGTGACGAAAGGTGGGCGCGAGTTCACGCAGACGTACACGCCGAAGAAGACGCGCAGCTATGCGGCCGGCGTCGCGTTGGAGGCAAGGCTTGCGATGGCCGGGCGTACGCCGCTCGCCGGGGCGCTGGTGCTACTGGTCCATGCGTACTTTTCGATCCCGGCGTCATGGCCGCAATGGAAGCGGCGCGAGGCGCGCGCGGGGCTGATCGTGCCGACCGGGCGCCCGGATTGGGACAACGTTGGAAAAGTCTGCTCGGACGCGATGAACGGCATCGTCTACGACGACGACAGCGCCGTCGTCGATGCCGTCGTGCGCAAGCGCTTCGCCGCGGAGCCGCGCGTCGTGATCGAAGTACGCACGCTCAACCTGCTACGTCACGCTGAGCCTGAATTGCTCGACCCCCTAGGAGTGGAACATGAGTGATCTGAATTTCGACGGCATGGTCTTCAACGTCGTCACGCACAACAAGCAACCTTGCCTCACCTTGTCTGAAATCGCCGAAGCCTTATACGGCAGGGCTGACGCAAAGGGGGTGACAGATTTGTCACCCCCTTATGAGGGCCACATTCGGTCGGTGCATCGCCTCTATCGGCTGCATGCCGACGAGTTCTCCGACTCGATGACCGCAGTGGTCAAGCTGTACACGGCGGGCGGCGCTCAGGATGTTCGCGTGTTCAGCCTGCGCGGCGCGCATTTGCTCGGGATGCTTGCGCGCGGGAAGCGCGCGAAGGAATTCCGTCGCTGGGTGCTCGATATCCTCGATCAACACGCCGCCGACGCAAACACGCTCTTGAGCCAATACCATCAGGCCGTTGCCATGCTGACCGCTGAGCAGGAAGTCGCTAGCTGGCACGGGCATGGACTGCGCGTGTGGCAGCGCAAAAAAGCGCCGATGGTATCGCGTGCAAAGCAGTTGCACGACGAGCTTCAACTCAAGTTGCCGGGGGTCAACTGATGAACGGCATCTTTGCCACGGTCCCGTGCGCGTTGCGTATCGCGTACATGATGCCCGCTTATGAGCAGTCGCCCGAATCGGTGTGCGCGAAGATCATGCGCGCGCATGTTGGCGAGCACGACATTTGGGGCTACCTCATGCCGAAGGTCGTATTTTTCGACGGCATGAGCAACTACGATATCGTCAGCCAGTGCGGCATCATTCGCGAAAAGGTCACACGGCATCTGTCCGCACTCGAGGCGGCAACCATTCGCGCGCGCTATGGGCTGATCGACTGCCATGTGCATGAAAGCGGCAGGCGGAGCTACCACCTGGCCGCGGATCGTAAAGCCGCCATTAAGGCGCTCGTCTCGCACCTTGGCATCGAGTTCGCGGTATTGGGCGACAAGGAACGTGCCGCGCTGGTCGCGCGCATCTTTATCAACAAAAAGAATTCGCCGGTCGTCATCACGTTCCGCGAGATGGCGGAAACGTTCGGGCGCTCCAACGGGCATTACCACCACTACTACCATGCAATCGATGATCGGCTTTACCACATCGAAATGCGTGCGCTCGACCGCTTGACGTCGATCTTCGCTGAGCGCGGCGAGTGCGATGGCGAGCCGCTGGTCGCCGCGGTCGTGCATGCCGAGAGCGGGCAATAAGCGAGCCGGTCGTCATCGAAGCGCCTACCTGAGCAGCTTGGTGCCTATCCACCAGATCGCGAGGGCGACCGGAAGCATCATCCAGACTCTCGCCGTTGTATGCTATTAGGTCTGGATACAACAACAAGCGGATCTCCCATGGAAACCAACCCTATATTCCACGCCGACACTCGCGACGGCGAGCTCGCGCGAGCGCTGAGCATTGCTATGCATGCACTGGTGGTTCATAACCGCAAGTGCTTCGAAATAGAGGGCGAGAAAATCACCTCCGATTTCACGCGCGAAATAGCCGTAGCGCGTAACGCGCTCGCGCTATTGGGCGTTAAAGCATTCGAGACGCTGCCATATCTGCAACCGATACCCGGCGTCCAACGAGGGGACTAGGCGAACTAGGCGCATTTTGTGTCGAATGCGTTCTCGCGGAAAAGCCAATAAGGTGTTAGATGATGGCGGAACAACCCGGCGTGCCCCTGTTGCATCCGATCGAAGCCAAGGACTTGATGCTCGCGACGCTGCGTCGAACACCTTTCTCGCAGGAAGGGTGGCTTTACGAGCTCAAGTACGACGGATTTAGGTGTCTGGTCCGCAAGCATGGTGCGTCGGTCGATCTAATCTCGCGGCCCGGCAAATCGTTGAATCGCTCGTTCCCGGATATCGTCGCTGCGGTGTCAGCGGTGTCAGGCGATTTCGTATGGGACGCGGAGCTAACCGTGGACAATCCCGGAGGGCATTCGTCCTTCGAGCGACTACAAAAGCGGGCGAAAACCTCGATACCAATGCGGGTGCGGGCGGCAGTCAAAGAACACCCGGCACGGCTTTACGCTTTCGACATGCTCGCTATCGGCGGACGCGACTTGCGCGGACTGCCTTTAATCGAGCGCAAAGCGTTTTTACAAGATAGCTTCGAGACTTCCGACAGGCTCATATTCGTGAACGGAATCGTCGGTGCGGGCCAATGGGTGTTTGAGCAGGTTCAAATGCTCGGCTTCGAGGGCATGATGGCCAAGCGACTCGATTCGCTTTATCGGCGGGGGCGCACAACTGACTGGCAAAAAATCAAGTTTGCGGGAAACGGTAGGGCCGCAGCGTTCGGGTTTGGAAAACCGACGTGACGCGCCCTCTTCTAAGATGACGGTTTTGCACCGGGGGAACGACAGTGAAGCACATTGGGGAGCACTCGAACTGGACGATCGAAACGACGCCGACGCAAGTGGGGCAGCTATGGCGCGCGAACGCCATAGCGACCCGTCACCCGACCGAAGCGCCCAGCGACGATCATGGCAGCCGGTATGAATTTCACGACCTTGGGGAATGCGCGACCCGCGAGGTAGCCGAGAGGCGCGCGGTTCAGTGGGTCACGCACTGGATCGAGATCAACTTTTGAGTCAGATCACGACGCGATCAGAAATTTCTCGCGCTTCTTGCCGTCGATCCACGCGGGCGGGCGGCCAAACCCGCTCCACGTCGCGCCGGTCGTCGGGTTCTTGTACTTGGCGGGCTGCACGCCTTTGAAGGGTGGCTTACGCTTTCGTGTGCCCTTGCTCGCCTTGGTCGGCGCGACGCTTTCAAGGTCGGCCAAAGAGAGCTCATAGTCCGCGAGGACTTCGTTGATCGCCGCTGCAACGGCAGCCTTAAATCGCGCTTGCTCGTGAGCGATTTGCGCGTTCAGGTCGCTAAGGCGCTGCGTGAGATTCATCGCTGCCATTGACGCTCCTTGGGAATTGAGGTGGTTAAGACGCCTGCGCGTGCAACTGCGATGCGAGGTGAGCGCATTCGGCGCGCACGTACTCAATGTCGCGGTATTCGATACGGAGCTCACCGAACAGCAGTATGTCGAGGTCGAACGCACAGCCGAGCGTTCCCATGTGTGCTTCGAGCCCCGGCTGATAGTCGAATGCGTGTCCGCAGTTGAAGCCCAGCCACCACACATCATCAGATTCGCCCGGCTCGGGCAAGTGACAGACGCCGCCGGTAGCGGGGTCGAACGTAGGATCGCATCGGTCGGCGAACGTCAGCCCGCCATGCACGCCAGCATCGATATCCGCATACTCGTTTGCATAGGCGGGGTGCCCGGGCGCGACGCCGACATATCCGCACCACGCGCCATAGGCGTTGCGGTGAATCATGCACGGTAGGCCGGTGACCGCATCGGTCCATTGCGCCTTGTCAGGCTCGCTGTCCCACGGGCCGGCGGGCCAGCCTGTGCGATCGAGAAATGTCCATTGCTGGTCTTTCATTGTCCCGAGCCCTCATTACCTTGTTTCAATTTCACGGCCCGCAGGGCAGCGCGCAGCGCGACCTCGGATTGGTTCTCGCCGTCATCGAACGCGAGTAGCGCTGCACAGATTTCCAGATGAGCCTTTTCCGCTGCGCCCCAGGTTGCAGTGCGCCACTGCCCGATTACGTCGCCGCCCGTTGACACCCCAGTTTCGAATAGCAACGGCGGCATAACATGCCCGGGATTGTCGTAGTCAATTCCGTTGAAAAATGTGACGACGATGCGAGATCCGATAATCGTACGGGCGATATTCCGATCAGCGGTCAACGTCCATTCTGCCCACTCTAAGAGGGTGATCGCTTTTCCCACAGCTTGACCATCCAGCTTGTAATACTTCATCCGCGAACCTCCTGTAATTCCTCACGACCGGTTAAGTACCGGTGCCATTTCTTCGCGGGAAATATTCGCGAATATCGGCGAGCGTGTCGCGGTACTGGACGTTGGCGATATGCATCGCCGTGAGATGGAACTTTTCGCTATTGAGGAATGGCACAGGGGTCGTTGCGGGCGGATGGAGTTTGCAAAGCAAAGCGTCCACATCCAGCGAGTAATGCACGCGACAGGCGAGCGGGCGGTTCGCATAAATGCTGCATTCGCCTTCTTTCAGGAAGGTGCAGGGGTTGTGATAGCCAAAATCGAAATCCGCGAAGCTGGCGCGCAGCTTGACGTCATCGCGCGGCGTGCGCCGGATGCGCGATCCGATTACTTGGGCTTCCTGCGGCATGATCGCGACGGCGATATGGCAGCAGTGCGAGCAACCGCGTTTGCACGCGACGTTCTCGCCATTGAGCGCCATCATGTCATCGGCCAGCTTCCACAGCCCAACAAACTTTGAGGCCATCGACAGGTGGCTATCGAGAATCGCGTGCATTGCCGCGTTGAAGCCGGGCATCCGGGGCATTAGGCGCACGTTGATAGCGTCCAAATTGCGTTGCGCGCTCTCATCGACCACAGCGATCCGCGCGCGGATCGCGGGCGCTAAACCAGTTTCATCGTCGGCATCGTCGGCGCAAGCCGCGAATGCGACTTTAACCGAGCGTGTGCTCTCGGGGACCATGTTTTCTTCCTGTTGGAGTTCACGCGGCCGCCTCGGATGGGCGCTCTTGTCCTATGTGGGTATGTAGTGAACGTTTAATACGGTAGAACGAGCGTGCATTATAAACAGACAATTCGTCGACATAGCAAACGTTTGCCCGTCTCTAATGTCAGGGTTTACGCCCAACGCGGGCGCGGCTTCGCACCAGATCGCCGGGCATTTGACCCAAGGCGACAGTGAAACGGAGGAAATCTCACCCTCCTGTGCCTCTTGACAGGTCTGAACAAAACCACTATTAATATGCCAAATTTCGGAAAGTCCGCCTCAAGTCAAGCCCGCATTTGCTTGCGGGCTTTTCTATTTTCGGAGCCGTTGCGCCATGCCGAACATGAAGTGGCCGGCCGATTCCGTCGAGCGTTGGCCGCTTACCCGGATCATTCCGAGCGCGCGTAATCCGCGTACTCATTCCGACTCGCAGGTCGCGCAACTCGCGGCCTCGATGCGCGAATGGGGCTGGACCATGCCAGTGCTGGTGGATGAAGAGGGCACGCTGATAGCCGGGCACGGGCGCATCATGGCGGCCCGGCAACTCGGCTTTGACGAAGTGCCGGTGATGATCGCGCGCGGCTGGACCGATGCGCAGAAGCGCGCGTACGTGATCGCGGACAACAAGCTTTCGCTCAACGCAGGGTGGGACGATGACATGCTGGCCGCCGAGCTCGGCGACTTGCAGGGGCTCGACTTCAACCTGTCGCTGATCGGCTTTAGCGTCGATGAGTTGGCGGGCCTAATGGATGGCCTTCCCGATGACCTGACGGGCGACGACGGCGAACCGGGCGGCGACGGCAGCTTGGCCGCGCGCTTCATGGTGCCGCCGTTCTCGGTGCTCAATGCGCGCGATGGCTGGTGGCAGGAGCGCAAGCGCGCATGGCTCGCGCTCGGCATCCGCTCGGAGTTGGGCCGCAGCGCAGCGCCAAGCGGCAACAAGCGGCTCTCGCGCTACACGGCTGACGGCGTGCGGCAAACCGGGCTGGTCACCGAGAGCGACACCAGCCTGTTCGATCCCGTGCTCTGCGAGATCGCATACCGCTGGTTCTGCCCGCCCAAGGGCGTCGTGCTCGATCCCTTCGCAGGCGGCAGCGTGCGCGGCATCGTCGCCGCGCGCCTCGCGCGTCGCTACGTCGGCGTCGAGCTGCGCGCCGAGCAAGTCGAGGCGAATCGCGAGCAGGCGAACACGATCATCGAGGCCGCGGGCGTGAAGCCCGAATGGATACACGGCGACGCGCGCGATATCGCCGGTCTGTGCGGTGGCGTTCGCGCCGACTTGGTATTCACCTGCCCGCCGTACTTCGACCTTGAGCGCTACGGCGACGATCCGCGCGACCTGTCGAACGCGACCGGCTTTGCGGAGTTCAGCAAGGGATACCGGGAGATCATCAAACGGGCGTGCAACCGCTTGAAAGAGAACCGCTTCGCATGCTGCGTCATCGGCGAGGCGCGCGACAAGGAAGGCCACTACTACGACCTCGTTGGCGAGACCGTACAGGCGTTCCGAGACGCGGGGCTCGCGTACTACAACGAGGCGATTCTCGTAACGGCGCTTGGCTCGCTGCCGATGCGCGCGGCCGAGGGGTTCTCGGTGAGCCGCAAGCTGGGCAAGACGCACCAGAACGTACTGGTGTTCGTGAAGGGCGATGCCCGCCGCGCGGTTGCAGCATGCGGCGAGGTCGAGGTGGATCTTTCGATGTTCGCCAAGGAAGGCGAGGACGCGCCCGGCGGCGATGTCTAGGCGGTGGGCTTGGGTGGCTTGGGTAGCTTCTGCTGGCCGATCTTGGCGAGGAACAGTTCCCAGAATGCCGGGTGCATCTTGCGGTCGCCCGTCTCCCACTTGGCCCAAGTGAATCGGTGGCAGTAGATCAGCGCGCTGGCCGTCGCAAGGGAAATCCCGGCTTTCTCGCGAGCGGCACGAATCTGTTCTTTGGTTGGGGACGGAAGTCTCATAGCGTGATTCGCCTGTCCAATGGGGTTGCGTAGGCACCGCCTATTCCGCCTATTGTCTCCCAACGGGATAGATTGACCGCCTTGATAGATTCGCGCGCGTGTCGGGTGCCACACAGAGTGAAATCTGTGCCAGGTAAGTAAAAAACGACTGGCACAGTTCGTGAAAAGATCCGGGCGGAAGTAGACACTTCCTGCGAGGCCTCGGCCGTCAGCGACTGTCGCTGATCGACTGTTTTCCTTGGTGACGCCCGACACGATGAAGACGCATTGACGGAATGCGCATTTTCCGCCCCTGAATGCGGTCTATCGCACGGATCAGGACGTCTACGTCCGCTCGATGCACTAAGCTTCTCTATGGCGCGTACCGATCAGATGAGCATCTCCGCGGACGGGACATCCCCGGTCCACGATACGCGTGAGAGCAAGCGCAGACGATGGCCTGAGCGCGCATTCCTTATAGGCTGGTCCGGTCTCCGGTCTGCTCACGCAAGCGATTCCGGCAACGGGAACTTAGACGAATCCGGAGGTGATCAATGTCCGCGAATTACTTCTATACGTTGCAATTTTACGGGTCACGCCAACAAGAGCTCGGGGTCTCCAGGTGGGGCTTCACCGGGAAACACTTCGTCACGTTCTGCATTTACCCGTGGGATCCGGGAGCGGTTGAGGAGGAGCGTCGTCCAGAGGGGGCTGCTTCCATGCGCGAGGGGGACGTCGAAATTGCTGTCGATGGGACGGTCGTGCACAATATCTGGGTCACGTCGAGTTCGACAAACAGGTTTTCGGTTTACGTTGACCTCTATGAGTTGATTGAAACTGTCCCTAATCCGGTATTTAATTCTCCGTAGACATCTATGAGTCGAAGCAAAACGTTACGGGAGTACCGTGATGAAGTCACTGGATATCCATGTCTGGTACAACGAGCAGGGCGAGATTCTCGCGATCGGCTATGCCCGCGACGGCAGCGACTGCGCAGGTCGGGTCATTCCAATTCCCTCGCACGGCCAGCACTGCCTACATGCGAATGTGCCCGAGGATGAACTCGCGAAACTGCATGAAACCTATGAGGTCGACGTCAACGCGAAGGCTTTGACGAGAAAGCTCCGTTATTAGCCAAGGATCACCGGTGCGCTCAGCGACGGATTTTTTCATGACCGCCGACAGCGTAGGCCGTGCGCACACGCCTGATAGATTGGGGCGGCTGATAGATTCGCGCGCGGCTCACATGCGTGTGCCTGATAGATTCAGGGGCTTGATAGATTCGCGGGCGCGTCACATCCGCGTACGCCTGATAGATTTGGGCGCTTGATAGATTCGCACGCCCGCCACACGCGTGCGGGCGTGATGGATTTGGGGGCTTGATAGATTCGCATGCGCCTCACATGCGTGGGCCTGATAGATTTGGGCGCGCGCCAAACTCGTGTGCGGGCCTGAGTCAGTAGGGCGCCGACAGCTTCGAGTGCGGCCTGTGCTGACTCGAGCGCGGATAAGTTGCGAGCCTCACACCTTCAACGCATCGGGGGTCATCGGCTGGTGGCCGTGAGTCGGCTTCACGAGGCCCCGTGCTGCTCTCTGTGGTGGCCGTGTCGAGGTGCGTCGGGGCCATTGCTTGTGCAGCGGCCTGTTGCACGAACCTGCGACGCCGGGTGCGGCAGGAGTTACGAGCACAGGGTCGGCCTGTGTGGAACAGCCCGCGTGCAGGGTTACGAGCACGGGGTCCACCCTTAGGCGTGCGCCCTATGTCGGGGGTCACGAGCACAGGGTCATCCTGTGCGGATCGGCCCTTGTGAGGGTCACCTCTGTGCGGGTCGTCCAGTACGGAACGACCCACGTGTAGGGGTTACGAGCACAGGGTCGTTCACCACAGGACGACCCTTGTGCGGGTCACCCCTGTGCGGGTCACCGATGTCCGGGTCACCGCTTGTTCGGGTCGCCCCTCTCCGGGTCACCGATGTCCGGGTCACCTCTTGTGCGGGTCACCCCCCGTCCGGGTCAACGCGCTCCGGGTCCACCCGCGTGCGGGCCAATCCACCCCGGGTCGTCCTGCTCCGGGTCAGTCTGTGGGGGTTTGTGCGTAACGGACCTGGACGGCCATCGGCGCACGGCGGGCGGGGCTGAGGCAGGCGGGCGGGGCTGAGGCAGGCAAAAAAAAGCCCCGCCTAGGCGGGGCTGGTGCGGGCGATGGTAGCGCGCTAATCCGCTTGCGCTTCGACCTCAATGGAGCGCACGCCGCGCAGCGGATAGTCGCGCGCAAGCGCTACCCACGCGGACGGCTCGTCGCGCGCTTCAATAATCGGCGCAAAGGTCCCCCCCTCGCAATGGACGGTAAAGATAAAGGTGATGGTCGCCCGCGTGGCGGGGTGCAGTAGTGCGGCTCGTGCGCGGTCCATGGTCAAGGTCCGGTAAAGCCCCGCCTAGGCGGGGCTGGTTGAGGGGTCAGCGGCCGCTACCATTGCGCGCGCCGTTCTTCGGGCGGGCGGCCGCAATGGCGTCCGGGATCAGGCGTTCGACGCGCGCCATCGACGTGCGGTATCCCTCGGAGCGGACCGCGTTCACCAACTTTTGGACCTTCTTAGCAGCGCACTCGGCAGGCATCGCGCGGATGATTCCGATGATTGTCGAATCATCGGCGCTTTCGCGATCGATCACCGCGCGCGGGGCTTTCACCGCCATCGGGGCAACTGCCGGAGCGGCTTTCTTTGCTGCCACCGGGGGAACCGCCAAAGCGGCTTTCTTAACTGCAACCGAAGCGGCTTTCTTAGCGGCGACTTTCTTAGCTGCGACCGGAGCGGCTTTCTTAGCATTGGCTTTCATGGTTTTTTCCTTAAGGGTTGGTTCGTTCGGTTTGTATCTCTTTGGGATACACGATCAGGTTAGGTAACCCACCCCGTATCATCAACTAGGGGTGGTCGCGGACTTGTAGGCGCAATGCTTTTCTAGCTCATGTTTTCTCCCGGTTTTTCGGCGGTTTTTCGGAGCGCTAACCATTGCTAGGCGGGGCTTGCGGGCGTTCCATGCGCGGGGCTGGCGCGCCGCTCTTTTTTTTGGGCGCTGCCGCGCATATAGGGCGGATCGCAGGCCCTAGGGCGGGCTGGCAGGCGCTAGGGCGGATCGCAGGCAGGCGCTAGGGCGGATCGCAGGCCCTAGGGCGGGCTGGCAGGCGCTAGGGCGGATCGCAGGCCCTAGGCGGGCTGGCAGGCGCTAGGGCGGATCGCAGGCCCTAGGGCGGGCTGGCAGGCGCTAGGGCGGATCGCAGGCCCTAGGCGGGCTGGCAGGCGCTAGGGCGGATCGCAGGCCCTAGGGCGGGGCTGGCAGGCGCTAGGGCGGATCGCAGGCCCTAGGCGGGCTGGCAGGCGCTAGGGCGGATCGCAGGCCCTAGGGCGGGGCTGGCGGGCGCTAGGGCAGAGATCGCAGGCCCGCGAGCCCCGCGTCCAGGTAGCGCGTAGGGACGTTCCCGTAAGAGACGACCCGGACCCGTACGGGCTGTCCCTTAGGGGTCGTCCCTCGTCCATAGGCAGCGTCCCCTAAGCGACGACCAACGACCCGGGCCACTCCGGGCACTCCCGTACGCGACGACCCGGACAGGTCCGGGACGACCCGGAAGGGTCCACCCCGATGGACGAGCGCAAACCCGTAGGCAACGACCCGGACAGAGGGACGACCCGTAGGTACTTTCCCGCACAAAATCCACGCGGGCCATTGCGCGCGCGCGCTTTGTGCCCAGCGACGAAAGGTGAAAGCTCTTTGCGTTCGATGTTCACTCACCAACCGACCATGCAAAAGAAGCCCACTTATCAGAGCCCGCCGCACGCGCCGCTCAACGGGCGGGCGACGCCCGCCGTGCTCGGCGGCACCGGCACGAAGTCGGCGCTGCTGCTCGGCCGCGCGGTGCTGCTGCGCCATCCGCTGTACGCGCGCGGCGCGCAGACCATCGCGGCGTTGATCGTCGGCACCTACACGGTCGATGAACGCTATGTCGTCGTGCAAGCCTTCCCGATCGGCAAGCCATCCTCGCAACTCGCGGATGTGCAACTGGTCGAGGAAGACCCCGGCGAGACGAACGAAGCGGTCGCATGGCTGGTGAAGTGAAATGCTCGAGTTGCGCGTAAGCACGAACCTAGGCCGATACGCCTTCAGCAAGACCGCGCGCGAGCAAGCGCGCTTTGCGGCCTCGCAGGCGATCAACGTGACCGCCGCGCGCGTTCAGCTTGCCGAGCGCGAGAACATGAAACGCGTGCTCGACAGGCCGACGCCATTCACTCTGCAGGGCGTGAGCCTCAAGCGGTCCAGCAAGAAGACGCTCACCGCTCTGGTGTTCGTGAAAGACCTCACCGCCGAGTACCTCGCGCCTTACGAGGTCGGCGGGCTGAACAAGCTGAACAGCAGCGTGCTGCTCAAGCCAATCGGCCAGAAGGTCAACCAGTACGGCAACCTGCCTCGCATGACGACGCGCAACCTACGCGGCCGCACTGACGTGTTCTCCGGGACCGTGTTTGGTGTCCAAGGTATCTGGAAGCGTTACAAGCGCCCCAAGGTAGTTAAGAAGCCCGCTAAGCCCGGGGCCGTCAAGCGCACCGCTAAGACGCCTAAGCCACCACGGCAGGCCCGTGCGCCAAAGCTTCTGATCCAGTACACGGGCGCACACGTCGCGCGGCAGCGCTTGCACTACCGGGAACTCGCCAAGGCCGTCGTGAAGGCCAATTTTCGGAAGGACTTCAGGGTCGCACTGCGGAGGGCCATCGCGAGCGCGCCGTGAGCCGAAAGAGAGGACGCGATGGACACCATGACAGCAATTCGCAGTGGCCGGGTTGAACAGTGGACCTTGGCGCTCTACGACGAGTTGGTCCTCGCGGGGTTCATCCGCCCGCCGTGGTTTCCAGACGATCGCACGGCAACACGGATGCGGGGCTATTTCGAGGCGGGGCTCGCGCCTGCTGAAGCCGCGCAGGCGATGTACGGCACGCACCACTGAGGAGGCGCGCAGTGGGAGTGAAGACCGCAAACCGCGTTGGCATCTCGGCCTATGAGTTCGCTCGCCGCGAGGGCGTGTCAGACACGCTTGTGCGGCAGGCGATCAAGCACGGGCGGCTGGCGGCCCACGCGGATGGCTCGATTGACCCGACGCTAGTCGGCACCGCTTGGCGCAAGGGCAACGCCACCGCCGCGGGGTCGTCGCTTCAGGACACGGAGCGCCCAAAGGGACTGGCCTATGCCGAGGCACTGCGGCTCAAAGAGAACTATCTGGCGCTGTTGCGCCGCCTTGAGTACGAGGAAAAATCCGGCTCGCTCATCGAGGTCGCGGTTGCTGAAGCGGTCATGTTCGACGTGTTCCGAGCACAGCGCGACGCGTGGATGAACTGGCCGATGCGCATCGGGCCGCTGTTGGCCGGCGATCTCGACGTTGAGGTAGATCGGGTCACCAATGCGCTCACCGCCTATGTCCACAAACACATCTCGGAACTCGGGGAGCCGGACGCCGACTTTAGCCGGACCTAAAGCGGAGCGCCTGTTCGCGGCAGTGCGCCGCGCGTGGACGCCGCCGCCACGCATCAGCGTTGCCGCATGGGCCGACCGCTATCGCAAGCTGGCGGCCGAGGCCGGGAGCACATCAGGCGGTTGGGTGACGTCGAAGGTCGAGATTGCGCGCGGGCCGATGCTGGCAGTCACCGAGCCGGGTGTGCATGTGATCACCGGCATGATGAGCACGCAGCTGCTCAAGACTGAATTCCTGTTGAACGTCTTCGGCTACTTCGCGCACCTCGATCCGTGCCCGATGCTGCTACTACAGCCGAAGGATGACGCGGCCGAGCAGTTTTCGAAAGAGCGGTTCAGCCCGCTCATTCGCGTCACCCCCGTGCTGCGCGAGTTCATCGGCACGACGAAGACGCGCAACGCCGAAGAGACGCTGCTGTACAAGGCTTTCCCGGGCGGCTTCCTTGCGATTGCCGGGGCGGGCAGCCCGGACAACCTGGCGCGCCGGCCGGTGCGCGTGATACTCGCCGATGAGATCGACAAGTATCCGATCACGCGCGAGGGCGACCCGATATCGCTCGCGGAGGAGCGCACGACCACGTTCGATACGAACTGGCTTTCGATTCGCGTGTGCTCGCCCACCGTGGAAGGCGCGAGCCGGATCGAAACGAGTTATGCGGAATCGGACCAGCGGCGCGCATCGCTCGTTTGCCCGCACTGCGGACACCGGATGTTCCCGGAGTTCTTCAAGCACATCGAGTGGAACAAGGATGGCGAGCAACACCTGACGAAGACGGCGCGAATCTACTGCGAGGCGTGCCACAAAAGCTGGTCGGAAGGCGAGCGCCTGCGCGCATTGCAGACGGCGCGCTGGCACCAGACGCGAGCCTTCGAGTGCTGCGGTGGGCGCCATATCCCGCTCGATGCGTATGACCGCGCGTGGCGCGATGGCGAGAGCGAAGCCGAGGCCGTCAACGCCGTCTGGGACTGGTGGGAGTCGGATCGCTATGCGGTCTATCGCGCGAAGTGCCCCGATTGCGGGCGGTGGGCGGTGGACAACAAGCACGCGGGCTTTCAAGCCTCGAAGCTGTACAGCCCGTGGCAGAAGGACAAGCCAGCGGACATTGCGGAGAAGTACCTGTACGCGAAGGACGATTTCGACCGCCTGCAAGCGTGGTGGAACACGCAGATGGGCCTGCCGTACCGTCCCCACGTCGGTAAAGAAATCAGCATCGAGGCGCTCGCCGAGCGCGCCGAGCATTGGGACTACGTTCCCAACGGCGTCGCCGTCATTACCTGCGGCGTCGATGTGCAGGCGGATCGCATCGAATGCGAAGTGGTCGGATGGGGCCGTAACGAGGAAAGCTGGTCGCTTGCCTATGAGGTCTTCGAAGGCGACCCGGATTCGGCGGAACTGTGGGACCGCGTTGATGAGTACCTGCTGCGGCTCTGGTTCCGCGAGGACGGGCGCTCTTTCACGATCATGGCGACCTGCATCGATTCGGGCGGGCTGAGCACGCAGGCCGTGTACGCGTTCTGCAAGGCACGGCTCGGCCGGCGCGTGTTCGCGATCAAGGGCGAGTCGGCAATCGGCGGGCAGCGCAACCCGGTGTGGCCGAACAAGCGCCCGACGCGGCGCACGAAGGTGGCATTCCGCCCCGTGATTATCGGCGTCAACGCCGCGAAGGATCGCATTCACGCGAATCTGCACGTAGAGAGCCCCGGCTCGAATTACATGCACTTCCCGGTCGAGCGCGACACGAACTATTACGCGCAACTCACGGCGGAGCGCATCGAGATCAAGAAGCTCGGCGGGCAGACGTACCGCGCGTGGATCTGCCCGCGCGGGCGGCATAACGAAGCGCTCGACTGCCGTGTGTATGCGTATGCGGCGCTGTGCGGCCTGCTGCACTTCGGCCTGAAGCTGAACAAGCGGGCGGCCGACCTCGCGCAGCCCTTCGAGCGCGACGCGGCAGCGCAGCCGCACGTCGTACCGCCGTTACCGTCCGCGCAGTTGTTGCCGGGCTCGCTCGCGGCACCAGCGAAGCAGGCACCGGCGACAGGCAGGAAATCAATTGTGAGCCGCTTGGCTTAATAACGGAGTAACTATCGTGTCTCGTCGATTCAGGCCAGAGCGCACCATCCTCGGCAACTGGACCCAGCCTCAACTTGAGGCGGCATTGCTGAGCGCCCAGCTCGCGCTGGTGAACTTGCAGCAAGGGCAGCGCGTCGTCACCGCGACCTATGGGCAGGGTGACGGCGCGCAGACGATCACCTATACGCAGACCACGCGCGGCGCGCTTGAGCAGTGGATTCTCTACCTTCAGGCGATGGTCGATCCGGTCAACTTCCGGCATCCGCGCCGTGCTATCCCGGCGGTGTTCTGATGCCTGCCTCGCGCATCGTTGACAGTTCGGGTAGGCCGCTGAACCTGCCAGCGATGCGCCGGGGAGGCGCGCGCGCTGATTCCGATTGGGGCGGCCCGGGTATTACGCAACCGCCCGCGTCGAGCGTGTTCCCGTATCAGGCGGCGAACTGGCAGACGCAGGAGATGGGCAACTGGCTGCCGTGGATTCGTTCGCCCGATTCGGAAATCAACGCGTACCGCGACCGCATGGTCGCGCGCTCACGCGACCTCGCGCGCAATGATGGGTTCGCGTCGGGCGGCATTACCCGCATTCTGGACAACACTGTCGGCGCGCACTTGCGCCTCTCTGCGAACCCCGACTATCGCGCGCTCGCGATGATGTCCAAGGCGAAGTTCGACGCGACCTTTGCCGACGAATTCCGCCGCGCGGTCGAAGCCCTCTGGCGCAGCTATTCGGAGGATCTGGACCACTACAACGATGTGTCGCGGCAACTGACGGTAACGCAACAGCTTCGCTTGGGGCTGCGCCACAAGCTGGTCGATGGCGAAGACTTATTCGTGTCCTACTGGATGCCGGAGCGCATCGGGTATGGCGCGGCGAAGTATGCGACCGCCTTCCTGCTGGTGGACCCGGATCGGCTCTCGAATCCCTTTCAGATGCCGGACCAACGGTATCTGCGCGGTGGCGTCGAGATTGACGATGACGGCGTGCCGATCGCCTATCACATCCGCAAGGCGCACCAGAACGACTGGTATCTGGCGCAGGAATCGATGCAGTGGGAGCGCGTCGAGCGCGAGGATGAAGACGGCTGGCGTCGCGTCATCCACGACTTTGAGCGCGACCGCGCCGGGCAGAACCGGGGCATCGGCGTGTTCACATCGGTACTCGGCCACGCCAAGATGCTCGCGCGGTACTACGGCGTGGAGTTGCAGGCGGCAGCGGTCGCATCGATCTTCGGCATGTACGTGACAAGCCCCTATGATCCGCAAATGATCGAGCAGGCGATGGACACGGACGGCGCAGAGATGGGGTGGTATCAGGACATGCGCTCCGAATGGGCCGAGGATCGCCCGGCCATGCTGAACGGCGTGCGCATTCCGACGCTCGCGCCGGGCGAATCGATCGAGCCGGTAAGCGGCGCGCATCCGCACAGCGGCTTCATTGACTTCGCCCACGAAATGTTGCGCTCGGTGGCGGCCGCGCTCGGCGTGTCCTCCGAGCAGGTCACGCAGGACTGGACCAAGACGAACTATTCGAGCGCGCGCGCGGCGCTGCTGGAAAGCTGGAAGACGCTCACGCGGCGCAGCACGGAGTACAAGACGGGCACGGCCACGCCAATGTACTCGTGCTGGCTGCATGAGGCGTTTGAGCGTGGCGACCTCGATGATGTGCTGCCGCGCGGGGCGCCCGACTATCGCGAGATGGCGACCGCGTACTCGCGCTGCGACTGGCTCGGCGTCGCGCGCGGCTGGGTCGATCCGGTCAAGGAAAAGCAAGGTGCGATTCTCGGCCTCGATGGCGGGCTTTCGACGCTCAAGCGTGAGTGCGCCGAGCAAGGGCTCGATTGGGAAGAAGTGATTGCGCAGCGCGCGATCGAGGTCAAGCTGTTCAAGGAGCACGGGCTCGAGTTGCCGGATTGGAGCGGGGCGGCTGGCGAGTCGCCCACACATCCGCGGCCGCGTGAGTCGCAGCGCGATTACGAGGGCTGAGCCGGATGAAAAACCTTCCGTTCCTCGCGCAGCGCATGTTCAACACGCCGCTCGCGATTGCGCCCAACAAGGTCGAAATCGTCATTGCGGCGCTTGCGGATCGCTTCGGCATCACCGCGCTATTCCGCGCCAATGGCGAGCGCTTCGCGCTGAGCGAATTCGCGGTGGACGCCGCCGACGAGGCGTACGACCGGCCGTATGAGGTTGTGGCCGGCGTCGCCGTGATCCCGATCCTCGGCACGCTGGTGCAGAAGTCGGGCTATCTGCGCCCGTTCAGCGGCATGACGGGGTACGACGGCATCCGCGCGAACTTGAGCATGGCGCTTGATGACGACTCTGTTCGCGCGATCCTGCTCGATATTGACAGCAACGGCGGCGAAGTCACCGGCCTGTTCGATCTGGTCGATGCGATGTACAACGCGCGCGGGCGCAAACCGATATGGGCCGCGCTCTCCGAGTGCGCCTATAGCGCCGCCTACGCGATAGCGAGCGCCGCCGACCGGATCACGGTTCCGCGTACCGGTGGCACCGGCTCGGTGGGTGTGGTCTGCGCGCACGTCGATTTTTCCAAGGCGCTGAGCAAGGAAGGCATTGCGGTAACGCTGATTCACTACGGCGCGAGGAAAGTCGATGGCAATGAATTCAACCCGCTATCGAACGAAGCGCTCGCGCGCTTTCAAGCCCAGGTCGATGAGATGGGCGAGCTCTTCGTCGCTACCGTCGCGCGCAACCGCCAGTTGCCGACCAACGCCGTGCGCGACACCGAGGCCGAGACGTTCCTCGGCGCGGCGGGCGTCGAAATCGGCTTTGCCGATGCGGTGATGGCACCGGATGAAGCCTTCCGGGCGCTGCTCGCCGAGCTTGATTAACCACACTTGATCGGAGTGATCCACATGAAGCTGCTATCTAACCGCCTCGCGGGCGCGCTGTCATTCGCGCATCTGGCCGGGGTCAAGAATGCGACCGCTGCTGCTGCCGCCGAAGACCCGCCGAAGGACCCGGCGGATAAGGAAGACGACGACGAGCACGCAGACGCCGCGGCAAGCAAGGCCGAGGACGAGCAGGACCGCGACGACGGCGGTGCGAAGGCCGACGATCCGAACGCCGGGGACGATGAGGACGAGGACAAAGACAAGGCCGAGGGCAAGCGCGCCAAGGCCGCCGATGACGATGACGATGACGACGACGAGGAAATGCGCGGTAAGAGCGCCGTTGCGCGCGCCCGGCTTCGCGAGCAGGCGCGTTGCGCCGCGATCATGAGTTCTCGTGCCGCTGGACGCAACGTCGTGCTCGCCGCTCAACTCGCGTTGGGTACGCGCATGACGCGCAAGGAAGCGATTGCCGTGCTCGAAAATACGCCTGCCGCAGCGTCACCGAACCACGAGCGGCGCGCGGAGCGTAATCCGAAGCTTGGCAGCGGCGGACACCTCGCGGCGGATTCGAAGGCGGCGATTGCCGCCAGTTGGGACCGGGCAATGGAGAGGGTCGGCGCGGTGCGCCGCAAGTAGCAACGAAAGTCGGCGCGGTGCGCCGCAGGTAACTTTTTAAAGGACCGACATCATGGCATACGTTTCTCGCGCCCCGCTCTATGAATCGTGGCACGCAGGCGGGTTTCTGGTCTCGCAGCCGCGCGGCCATCGCCACATCGACCGGGGAATCATCGGGGGCGGCACGAAGGTGCTCCCGGGGACGATCCTCGGCCAGCAGACCACGGCCGCCACGGCGGTCGCGGCCGCGCTTGGCACGAATACGGGCAACGGTACATTCGGCGCGATTACGCCGGTCGCGGTGCCGACGCAGATCGGCGTCTATTCGGTAGCGTTCACGGCGGCGACGGCCTTTACGGTCACCGCCCCAAACGGCGCGTCGGCGGCGGGCTCGACGGGCGTCGCATTCTCGGCGCTCGGCATCGGCTTCACGATTACCGCTGGCGGCACCGCATTTGTCGCGGGCGACAGCTTTGCGATCACCACCACCGCACCGGTGGGCAAGCCGAAGGCCACGGCGGTCGCGGGCACCAATACCGGCAACGGTACGTGCAGCGCGGTGACGACGACCGGCTACGCGGCGAGCGTCGGCGTCTATACGGTGGAGTTCAATGATGCGACCAATTATGTCGTTGAGAACCCCAAAGGCGAACTGGTCGGCCACGGTACGGCAGGCGCCGCGTTCTCTGGCGGCGGCCTCGGCTTCACGATTACGGCGGGCGGTACGGCGTTCGCGCCGGGCGATAGCTTCGGGATCACGGTCGGGGCAGGGACGGGCAAGTGGGTTCCGTGCACGTCGTCGGCGGTCGATGGCTCGCAGAACGCCGCGGGCATCTGCTTCGGACTCTCCGATGCGACGCTCAATGACGTGTACGCCGCCATCGTGGTTCGCGATTGCGAGGTCAATACCGCAGAACTTGTTTGGGATACCTCGATGAACGCCAGTTCGCAGGCGGCGGCGCTCGCGCTGCTGAAAGCCCAAGGGATCATCGCCCGTTAAGGAAACCACCGCGTTAGTGCGCAGGCCGCCCTTTAGGGCGGCTTTTTTTTTGGAGCCGACCTAATCATGGCCTCGCTTGACATTTTCAATCAGGACCCGTTCACGACAATCTCGCTGACGGCGGCGGTGGACAAGTACCCCTATCAGCCACTCGCGCTCGGGGAACTCAACATTTTTGACGATGACCCGATTCGCACGACCGCGCTGGTGGTCGAGCAGCGGCAAGGGCAGCTTATCGTCGTTCCGCTGAGCGAGCGCGGCGAGGCGGGCACGCAGCGCGTGACGGAAAAGCGCCAAGCGCGGTACTTCGAGGTGCCGCGTCTGCGCCATGCCGACACGATCTATGCGAACGAACTGCAAAACATCCGCGCGTTCGGCACCGAATCCGAGTTGATGCAGGTCCAGGACGAAGTGGCGCGTCGCCTCGCCGGGCCGACCGGCCTGCTCAAGAACATCGAGTACACGTGGGAGTTCCAGCGGCTCGCGGCCGTACAGGGGCTTTTCACCGACTACGACGGCTCGGTGCGCTACAACTGGTTTCAGGAGTTCGGCATCACGCCGACTGCCGAATTCGCTTTCAATCTCGCCGCCGGGGTCGCGAATTCGCTGCGCCCGCTGTGCAACCAGCTTACCCGCACGATGGCTCGCAAGGCGCAGGGCGCGTTCACCCCGAACACGAAGGTGGTCGCGCTGGCGGGCGACGAATTCTACGACAAGTTTGTCAATCATCCGGACGTGATCCGCACGTTCATCAACTGGTCCGATGCGACCGAAATTCGCGGCGGCGAATCCGGCGGGGCGTTCACCGCATTCGAGTTCGCCGGCATCCGCTGGCTGAACTATCGCGGCTCGGACGACAACACGACGATCAAGATCCCTGACGACAAGGTGAAGTTCTTCCCGCTGGGAGCGCCGGGCATCTTCCGCCGCGCTCTGGCGCCGGGCGAATCCTTCGAGTGGGTCAATACGCCGGGCAAGCCCGTGTACGTGGTGCCCATCTTCGACCGCGACCGCAACGAATGGTGGAAGCAGGAAGTGAGCTCTTACCCGCTTCATATCTGCACCCGCCCGGAAGTGCTGCTTACCGGTCGCATGGAGGCTTAATCATGGCGATGGTCACGACGATACACGGCGACATGGAGGAAACCGCACTCGTCAAATCCGAAGGCGACTTCGAGGATGACAACGAGTGCACCCATTGGATCGAGTACCGCCTTCCGGGTAGCGACGAAATCGTGCACCGCAGCGCGCATGTCGTCCTCAAGCAACCACTCTCCGCTGACGCGCTCGCCGCGCTGTTCGGCAACCAATAGGAGCCGAGATCATGGCGAACACTCAGGCAATGTGCACCAGCTTCAAGCAGGACCTTTTGAACGGATTGCATGCGTTCGGCACGTCGGTGGTGCGCGGCACGACGGCGGCGGATACCTTCAAGGCCGCGCTGTACTTGGCGTCCGCATCTATTGGAGCGTCCACCGCCGCGTACTCGTCAACCGGCGAGGTCACGGGCGCGAACTACTCGGCGGGCGGCGTGGCCGTCACATTCGGCAATGCCCCGAGCACGTCCGGGACGACCGCGATGGTTACGCCGTCGGCGTCGATCGTCTATACGAACGTGACTCTCGCGACGGCCTTCGATTGCATGCTGCTCTACAACAACACGGCGACCGGCAAGAACGCCGTCGCATCGTTCACCTTCGGCGCGCAGACCATCACCGCCGGAACGCTCACGCTGACGATGCCTGTCAATGCGCCGGGGACCGCATTGCTTCAGATTTCCTAGCCGGAGCGGTATCCCGTAACACCTCGTCGATAGGAGCCTAGACCGTGGGATCGCTTACAGGCTCGTTCGATTACGTTACCTCGGCCAATAACTTCAACCTGAGTTCGCCGGCGCAAACGGACTGGATTCAATTTCCGCAGAGCGTTACGGCGGTCAACCGTAAGTCCGGCGGCGGCTCGACATTCAGCCTGCCGATCCTAATCGGGCCGGGCACGAAGGTTTGGAATGGTTTCAGCGGGCTAGGCGTCCCATCGCTCACTTGGACCGATGGCACCCCTACGGCATCGGCGACGAATAACGTTCAAGGGATGGCCGTCAGCCCGACGACGGCGACGGCGGGACAGGGCTATTCGTTCACGGTTCCGGCCGACACGAATACGCGCGAGCTTCACGTCATTTGGGGCTCCTATAGCGGCATCGTCAAGCTGGTTGCAACGCTTTCGGACGGCAGCGCTGCTGATATCACGCATGCCCCGACGAGTCCCGGTGCTGGCAATTCGGGGATCTTCCATTCGACGATCACGTATCAGGCGAATTCGGCCGGGCAGACGCTCACGATCGCCTGTACGTTGGTCACGCCGCAAGGCGGCGACGGCAACACGTGGATTACCGGCTCTTGGTACAAGACCACCAGCAACCCGTCAATCACGCAGGCGCTTACCGGCAACGCGGCGACCGCTGCACGCGGAAGCCTGACACCGGCGCGAGTGCTCACCGGCATCGCGGCGAGCGGCAGCGCAGGCGACCTCTCGCCAGTGTGGGCGCTCACCGGCAACGCGGTAGCGGCGAGCGCGGGCAGCGCAGCGGCGGGTGTGGGCGCTGCGCTGACAGGCAATGAAAGCACCGCCAGCGCGGGCGACCTGATCGCGGCGCGAGGGCTGACAGGCAACGCGGGCGCCGCCTCGGCTGGCAGCGTCGCGCCGATCAATGCATTGGCGGGCGCCGCAGGCACCGCGAGCGCGGGCAGCGTGGGGTGCATCGCGTCGCTCGGCCTTACCGGGCTCTCGGCGAGCGGCGTGTGTGGCGCGGTGGTGGCCTCCGTGGGCGGGATGACCCCGCTCACAGGAAACGCCGTATCGGCGTCGGCCGGCGCGATCGATGCATCCGCTGCGCGGTCGATCACCGGCAACGCTGGCGCTACGAGCGTCGGGGCGGTCGCGCCATCGCGCGCGCTGTCCGGCGTCGAAGGCGAGGGCAGCGCGGGCGGCGTCGTCATGCCGGGGCAACGGCTCGACGCGAACTCGAGCGCGGGCCACGTCGGGCAGGTAGCGGCCTCGCGCGTGCTCGCGGAGCTCTCGGGTGTCGAAGGCGATGCGAGCGCCGGGCTGGTCGTATCGACGCCGCTTGTCGCGCTGACGGGAAAGGGCGCGACGGGCTCTGTGTCCGGCGATGAATTCGGCGTCGCCGCGGCGGTGGCCTTGTCCGGCAACCTCGCGAGCGGCGATACGGGAATCGTCCTTCCGTCTGAGGCGGCGACGCTCGCGCTTACCAGCGTGCAAGCGCCCGGCGCAGCGGGCCGTGTCGCGGCTGGCCAACGCCTGATCGGGATCGATTGTTCGGCGGTGGTGGGCAGCGTGACCGCCGCGCGCCCGCTCGTTGGCAACAAGGCGAGCGGCGATATCGGCAGCGTCAGCCCTTCGGCGCCGTCTACCGTGGGCCTCACCGGCACCGCTTCAATCGGCGTGGTGGGGGGCTTGAGCGCGGGCCAGATGCCGAGCGGCGTCGCATATTCAGGGCGCCGCCCGCAGATGTGGGATCACTTGGTGATCGGCCCACAGATGGCGATCTTCGGCGAGGCGGTGACCTACAAGTCGGCTTCGGGGCGCGTGTTTCCGCTGCTGGCGGTATTCACCGACGCGTACCTGCGCGAAGTGATGTTCGAGGATGGATCGACCGGAGTAACGGAGGTCAGCGCGATCCTCGGCGTGCAGCTTTCGCAGTTTCCCGTTCCGCCAATGCAAAGCGATCAGGTCGTCGTGCCGAGCGTGAACATGACGTACGTCGTGCGCGAAGCGCCGCGCATCGATGGGCGCGGCGGCGCAAAGCTGATGCTCAGCCTTCTATCGAGCCCCTGAAGGAAAACCAAATGACCACCTGCACGGAACTGCGAGACGCGTTCCTGGCTGCGCTCGCGGGCGCGACGGACGCGGGGCAGGCGGTGTATTCGCCGTTCGACTGGCCGACCGCGCCGACCTCTTACCCGCTGATGCTCATTGACTGGCACACCGAGGAGAAAAAGTCGCTTGGCCGCAATGCGCCGCTGTTCACCGTCACGACGGTAATTCAGGTGATCGCGCGCACCAAGGCGGTCGCGCAGGTTGGCGACGCCGGTTCGACCGTCGCGCGCGCGGCCGCCGAGCGGCTCAAGCAGCAGATCGAGCGGGCGGTGATCGGCAACCCCGCGGTAATGGCACACCCGGACGGCACGCAACGTATCCAGCAGTTTGAGTCGGTCCACTCCGAACTGTTGACCAGTTCGGAAGGCGAAATGCCGATGGCCGAACTGGTGATGGCCTTCCGGGTGGAATTCGTGCAAGGGCCGGACGACTTCTTTCCGATTCGTAGCACGCCCGTGGAGGGCTTCGACGGCAGGGTTCAGATGCCGGAGGGCACGGTCGAGCCCGTCTTCTCTATCAATTTTCCATCGTAGGAGCGCCGAATCATGCGCGTGAAACCAGCACCGGGCCTGAGTGTGAGGAACCCGGAGACAAAGCAATTGCTGCCGCCCGAAGGCATTGAAGTGCCGGACGACAGTGTCCTCTGGACCAAGATCCTCAACGACGGGGATGTCGTGGAGGCGCCGCCCGAATGGCCGCCGCTTACCCCGCCCGCTTCGCCGCTTAGCAACGAAGGTGACACGCCATGAGCACAATTCCTTTTCACGTCATTCCGGCCGGTCTGCGCCTGCCGGGCGCGTTCTTCGAGCTCGACAATTCGCAGGCCAACACCGCGCAGGCAAACCAACGCGCGCTCATCATCGCGCAGATCACGGACGAGGGCATCGCCGTGCCGAACGTGCCGCTGATTTGTGGCGGCATTGGGGACGCGGTGCGACAAGGCGGCCCGAACTCGATGCTCGCCAGCATGGTGATGACGTACAACCAGAACGACAATTTCGGCGAGGTATGGATGCTGCCGCTGGCTGATGCGGGCGGCGGAACGGCGGCAACCGGCTCCATCGCATTTACGACGCCGCCATCGGCCAACGGAACGCTCGCGCTCTATATCGGCGGCATCGTCGTGAACGTCCCGCTGACTGGCGATATGACGACCGCAGCCGTGGCGAACGCGGTGGCGGCCGCCGTCAATGTGATTCCGACGATGCCTGTGGTCGCCACGCCTACCACGAATACGGTTGGCTTTGCGGCGGTGCATAAGGGCCTGTGCGGAAACGAGATCGATATCCGCGTGAATTTCTATGGTACGGCAGGAGGCGAGGCGACGCCCGCGGGCCTGACCTTCACCATCACGCCGATGGCATCGGGCACGACGAACCCGACGCTTACGACCGCGCTCGGCAATCTCGGCAATATGCCGTTCGACTTCATCGTCACGCCGTACACGGACACGGCATCGCTGCTCGCGATCCAGACATTCCTTAATGACCAGACGGGCCGGTGGAGTTGGAATTCGCAGCTTTACGGTCATGCCTTTGGCGCCTATGCGGGCACCTTCGCATCGCAGACGACCCTCGGGCTCTCGCGCAACAACCAGCACGAAACGATCTTGGGCTTCAACGGCAGCCCGACGCCAAGTTGGCTTTGGGCGTCCGCGCTCGCCGCGCAGGCCGCCGTCAGCATTCGTGCAGATCCGGGCGTGCCGCTGCAATACCTGCCGTTGCGCGGCGTGCTGCCGCCGCCGCTGGCATCGCAGTTTCTCGACAGCCAGCGCGAGACGCTGCTGTACGACGGCATCTCGACCTTCACGGTGCAGCAAGACGGCACGGTGCAGACCGAGAACATCATCACGACCTACCAAGTCAACACGCAGAGCGTACCGGACGACAGCTATCTGGAAATCGAAACCATGTTTCAGCTGATGCTCGAAATTCGCACCCTGCAAGCCATGCTCACGTCGAAATACGCGCGCTGCAAGCTGGCTTCCAACGGGTCGAAGCCCGCAGCAGGCTCCGGCCTCGTCACGCCGAACCTGATCCGCGCCGACGTGATCGCGCTGTATCAGGAGCGCCAAGACTTGGGCTTCGTGCAGAACGCCGACCAGTTCGCCGCGTCGCTCGTCGTCAACAAGAACACCGTCAACCCGAACCGCGTTGACATCCTTTGGCCTGGCACTCCGGTGAACCAGATGCGCACGTTCGCGACGCTCGTTCAGTTCCGGTTGCAGTAACCCCGTCCTGAGTCACAGCTAAGCCGCCTTCGGGCGGCTTTTTCTTTTTGGAGAACCCCAAATGTCCAGCAATCTGATTGCCGGGACCGCTCAGTTGACGGTGGACGGCGTGACATACCAGCTTGTGGGCGAGGCGAAGTACATGCCCTCGACGGTAAAGCGCGAGGCGCTGCTCGGGATGGACGGCTTTCACGGTTGGAAGGAGACGCCGATTGCGGGCTCTATCTCGATGTCGGTTCGCGATGCCGGAGACCTCACCGTGTTCGACTTCAATACGATGCGCAACGCGACAGTCGTACTGCAACTCGCCAATGGCAAGGTCGTCTGTGGCCGCAATATGGGCTCGACGGAATCGCAGGAAGTCGATACGGAAGACGCCAAGTTCGAACTGAAGTTCGAAGGGCCGCAGGTTTCCGAACAGACCGTGAGCTAACGCGATGGCCGACAGAAAATCTATTCCGGACGAGTTGACGATCACGCTCGCAAAGCCGATCACGATGAGCGGGAAGGGCGACGAGACAATCTATTCGGAAATCTCGCTGCATGAACCGAACGTGTCGCAACTGTCGCAGTTCATCAGGAAGACGCAGAACGAAACCGCCGTCGATGCGATGAAGTTCCTGATCCATCTCGTCTCCGGCGTGCCGCTGCCGGTGCTCGAAAAGGTGGGCGTCTCCGACTTCTATGAGGCGATGGCCTATATGACGCTGTGGGTCTCGCCACCGGATCAGGACGACCCAGAGGGAAACTTGGCGGGCTCCCAGTGAACTGGGAGCACATCGTCAAGGTCATGGAAAAGTTTTGGGGCTGGCAGCCGAGCGAAGCGAAGGCGCTCACGTGGAGCGAGGTTCGCGAGTACGCGAAGCACGCCCGCATAATCACCAAGCGAGGAGCCTAGTGTGGCTAATCCGTTCCAGATTCGCATCACCGCGCTGGACCTCGCGAGCAAGACGGTCAAGTCGATCACCAAGTCACTCGGGGGCTTTACCACGCCGGTTGGAAACGCCAGCAAGGCTATCAAGAAGCTTGGGCAAACCGGCCTCGGTAGCTTTAAGGAACTCGGCAAAGGGTTGCGCGATATCTCTGCTTCGGCCGGAAACGCGGTGAGGATGATCGGCGGGCTGTCGGCGGTGGGCGTCATCGTGGGCCTTGCCGCACTGGCAGACCGATTCGGCAACTTCGGCTTTGCGCTGAACCGCACCTCGAAGCTGATCGGCATGAATGCGCAGGACCTTGCGGCGTGGCATGTCGCGGCAGAGCGCGCGGGCGTGTCTGCTGAAGCCTTCGACCAAGCGATGTCGAACTCGCAGGACGTCATTCGCGCGGCGGAATTCGGCAAAGATCCTCACGCGCTCGTGATCCTTGAAAAAATGGGCGTCCAGATCGCGAAGAACACCGACGGGTCGATCGACTATCTGACCACGCAGCAACGCATCTTCGAAGCGATCAAAAAGCAGAAGTCGATCCCGGCGCAACGCGAGGTCGCGAACACGTTCGGGATGAGTGCGTTGCTTCCGATGATTCAGCAGAACACGTACGTCGCTGACCGTGCGCGCGCGGCGCGAAGCGGGCTGATCCCGACCCCCGCCGAGATCGCGCGGGCGGATGCCTTCTGGCATAACGTCACGGACCTCAGAATGTCGATCTCGGGCTTGGGCAATGCCATTGGCTCACAGATCATTCCGATCATCGAGCCGCTGGTGACGGGCTTTTCCCAATGGCTGAACGAGAACCGAGTGCGTATCGCGCGGGAATTCGCGGCAGCGGTCCAGCAGTTCGCGAACTGGCTTAACTCAGTCAATTGGGACACGTTCTTGGCGAAAGCGAAGGAAGCGTGGGACAAGATCGACGGCTTCAAGGGCGTGCTGAAAATCATCGCGGGCCTGACGCTAGTCGGGCCGATCGCGGCCGTCTCCGGGCTCGCCGTCGCGCTCGCGAGCCTCGGCGGGTTCTTCGTGCTGAATCCGATTGGGCTGGCGGTGGCGGCGGTTGCCACACTCGGCGTCGCGGGCTACGAACTCTACGAGAATTGGGACAAGGTTCAGGCGTGGTGGCACAACCTCTGGGCGACGATGGCGGGCGATGCCAAGGAAGGGACGGAGAAGATCAACGATTCGAAGCACGATCTTTCGAATCCCGGCGCCAACGCAGCGGCCGCCGTGCGTAACAGTCCGATTGATTTGGGGCTGGGCAAGTTCTCGCGCTGGATGGGAAACAAGGCAGCGCAGAATCCGCAGACGCCCTACGTCGTGCAATACCTGATGGGGCGCGGCATGAACAAGAACGCCGCAATCGCGATGGCCGCGAACTTCTGGCAGGAGAGCACCTTCGACCCGGGCGCGATCGGCGACAGCGGCAAGTCATACGGCGTCGGGCAATGGGATGCGACGCGGCAGGCCGATTTCAAGCGCTTGATGGGCAAAGACATTCGCGGTTCCAAGCTTGAGGACCAACTCGATTTTGCCGTGCTTGAAATGCAGAAAGGGGGCGACGCAGGCGCGAGGCGCGCAAGCGCTGCGATGGCGCTGACTGACTCGCCCGGATGGGCCGCGCGCGTGTACTCGAAGTATGCCGAGCGCCCGAAAAAGGAGCAGGCCGAAATGGACCTGCGTGAGTCGTTGGCTGTGGGAATCGCGCGCGAGTTGGGCGAAAACTTCGGCACCGCTACGACCGCCGCACCCGACGCGGCACCCACCCCGGCGCCGCAGGCCGCCGAGACGACCGCGCCCGCTGCCGACGCAGGCAGGGACGCGCAGACGGCCGAACTTCAGCACAGCGCGAGCGTTGCGGCGCTTCAGCAGCAGGCGCCGCAGCCGATTACCGTCATCGTCAACAACGCATTGCCCGGTACATCGGTCGAGGCAAAAGGCGCGGATAACGCGACGATGCCGACGCGGATCAACTACTCGATGGGCGCGAGCATGGGAGCGATGCCTTGAGCACTCCAATCAACGCGCTGAGCGTCGCCGGCAGCATCGGGGGCGTGGCGCAAAGCGTCGGGAACCTGGCGAACCTGCTCGGCGGTTCGAGCGGTTGGGATTACCGGCTGGCGCGGGCGTCATATGGCGATATTCCGTTCGCGGTGGACTCCGGCCATAGTGTGGCCGGCCGACGCTATGCGATTCACGAGTATCCGTTTCGCGATGTCGGTTGGGTCGAAGACTTGGGCAAGCTGCCGTCCCGGTGGGAACTGGACGGCTATCTCGTCGAGGACAGCCTGATCTATGGCGGCGGCCCGGTAAAGCAGCAGCGCGACGCCATGTATGCTTTGGTCACGGCGGGCGGCGCTCATACGCTGGTTCATCCGTCGTTCGGCAGCATGCCGGACATCGTTTGTCTCAAGGCCGAGTTTTCAGACGACCGGGCAGGGCGCGCGATCGGCGTTCAGTTCACGTTCATGAAGGCGGGGCTGCGCGCCTATCCGGCGAGCGATACCTCCACGGGCGATCAGAGCCTTAACGCGGCTTCGCTTACCGGAATCGCGGCGTTGAAGGATTTCGTGCGGACCACGGCGACAAAAATCGCGATCGGCGCCGCTGTGGTCCAGCAGGCGATTTCTACGGCGGTCGGCTGGTATCAGTTTGCGGTCGCGTTGGTAAATGACGGAAAGCGGATCATCGGCTCTGTCTCGACGCTGTTCGGAAACTTCGGGCGGCTGTTCGGTGGGGCGAATAGCGGGTATGCGGGCGGTGCCAATCCGCAAGCCTCACGCACGACGACCGCAAATGATCTTCTGTCGGCAGCGAGCGCCGCGCGCGAGACGGTCGCCGTTGCGGGCGTGGCGTTGCAGGAGGCCGCCGCGAATCCGGCTGACTCCGAAGCCTTGGGCGCGGCAGTGCAAACGTTCGTCGAGGCCGTAGCAGCGACCGCCAATGATCCCGCTGACGCGGTGCGCATCATTAGCGAGCTCGCGCAGTTCAATCCGGGGCCGGTTCTCACGCCCGGACCATTCGGCGCGGCGATGCAGGGAATGGAGGATGCGACCTCGGCGCTGTTCCGCCGCTATGCGCTCGCGCAGCTTGCCGTAACCCTGACGAGCTATCAGCCCTCGTCTCAGGACGACGCTGATGCGGTGATGACCGCCGCCGCGAGCCTATTCGATGCGGAGATTTCCATCGCGGGCGATGCGGGCGACGACGAAAGCTATCAGGCGTTGCGGCAGACGCGGCAGGCGGTCGTTGCCGATATGGCCGCGCGTGGCGCCGACCTCTCGGTGATTGCGAATTTCTCGTTTCAGGCGTCGCTCCCGTCGCTAGCGCTGGCGAATCGCATCTATCGCGATGCGGCGCGCGAGCCCGGGCTGGTGCAGCAAATCGACCCGCGCCACCCGGCGTTCTGCCCGACCGCATTTAAGGCGCTCGCAGCCTAGCCCGCCATGTCAGAGGTCGCCACGCAGGAGGACTTGACGCTCTCCGTGGCGACGTGCCTGCGCGCGCAGTTGCCGCCGCAGCCGAACTCAGGCAGCGGCAGCGTCGTGCCAACCGGCGCGAGCTATACCACGACCAACGCCCGCAAGATCACCGGCTGGACGAATGTACGCGTGACGCGCGGTGTCGAGCGTTGCCCTAGCGATTTTGAGATCGAGTTCACAGAGCCGTACCCCGAAGCCACGAATGTGATCGTGCAGCCCGGCGACGAATGCAAGGTGTATCTCGGCTCCGATCTGGTGCTCACCGGCTTTGTCGATCGGTACACGCCGAGCTACCGGGGAAGGGAGCACACGATCCGCGTTGCGGGTCGTAGCAAGTGCCAGGATTTGGTGGACTGTTCCGCGAGGTGGACAGGCGGCCAACTCATCAACATGCCGCTGCTTCAGATTGCGCAGCGGCTCTGCGCCGCCTACGCGATTCCCGTCGCGCTCGCCGCTGGCGCGGACCAAGGGCTTCCGATTCCGCAGTTGAACATTTTGGTCGGTGAGCCGATCTATGACGTGCTTGAGCGACTGTGCCGCTTTCGCGGGCTACTGCTGTATGACCAGCCGGACGGCTCGTTGCTGCTGTCAGGAGTCGGCACCGAGCAGGCCGCGAGCGGCTTCAAAGAGGGCGTGAACGTGGAGGCGGCCGCCGCCATGTATGCGATGGACGGGCGGTTTTCGAACTACGACGCGGTCCGGCAAGCGCTCGATACCTGTCAGGACATTGGCGACGCGGGCAACCTCATCGAGACGGTGTACGACTCGCAGGTGCCGCGCTTTCGCTATCGCGCGATCGTGTCGGAACAAGTCATGGGCGGCCCGGATGTTGCCAAGCTGCGTGCCGAGTGGGAAATGGCGCGGCGCGTGGGCCGTAGCTTTGATGTGCGCATCACTACCGACACGTGGCGCGATTCGGCGGGCAAGCTGTGGACCCCGAACACGCTGGTGACGATCGACCTTCCCGGCCTGAAGATGCGCCCGCAGACATGGCTCATTGCCGAGGTCCATTACCGGCGCGACAACAACCGCGGAACCACGGCTGATCTGGTGATCATGCCGCCGCAAGCGTTCGTGCCGCAGCCAATCATGCTCTATCCGATTGCGCCCGACATTACTCGGTGAGGCATCCCAGATGGAAACGACCGTGTTGGAGCGTCTTTTTCGGCGCGTCCAGATGCTATTCGGGCGCGGGCGCGTGACCTACGTCAATGACTCCGGCTCGGTGCAGAGCATGCAAGTGAAGATGAGCGAGTGGGAAACGCTCGACAACCGGATTCGCCTCGCGGAGTTCGGCTTTACCTCGAATCCGCCTATCGGCTCTGACGTGCTCGCGCTGCACATCTCGGGCGATCGCGGCAGCGGCGCGGTGTTCGCCACCAATCACCAGCCGTCGCGCCCGAAGGGGCTCGCGGCAGGCGAATCGATGGTCTACAGCCAAGACGGCAAGTCGATCTATATCACGGCCTCAGGCGGAATCGTGATCGAAGCCAAGGGCCAGCCGGTCACGGTCAACAACGCGTCGAACGTGACATGCAATTGCACGGGCGTGTTCAAGATCGTCGCGCCGGGCGGGGTCGAGATCGATGCGCCGACGACTAGATCGACTGGCGACATACAGGACAACGTTGCAACAAACACCCGGACGATGAAGCAGATGCGCGTGACCTACAACACGCACACGCACCCGGTCCCGAACGTGCAATCGGGCGGCAGCACGGTTACATCGAACGCGCCGAACCAGCCGCAATAGCGCATAGCCGCTCAACACCCAACCGGCGACTTCACCATGCTAGATATCAAGCTTCGCAGCGCGAGCTCGACTCCGCTTTCCTTCAATGATGTGGACGGCAATTTCACGACGCTGGCCGATCCGCTCAACAAGCTTGCGGACGGAACTTTCGACGATGCAGGGACGATCACCGGAAGCGAGGTCGTTCCCCTTGCTGGCGGAAAGCAAACGACAACGGGTGGGATTACTGCCGCCGCGCAGGTTGCGGCGGATGCGGCGCTCGCGGCCGCGAATGCCGCCAGTGATCTATTCGACATCCTTGCCAATGGTACGGCCACCGATGCCGGAACGCTGCACGACGCCGATATCTCGCCGATGACGCGCGGTGCCGGGCTGCTGCAAACGACGTGGGGAAACGTCAAGGCGTTCATCCGCGGCGCGATCGACAACGGCACGGCGACCGATGCAGGCACGCTCACGGGCGCAGAGACGTTTCCGGTCAGTCGTGGCGCGGGGCTGCTGCAAACGACGCTCACAAAGGTTGCGACGTGGCTCACGGGGCTCTGGCTGAATCAGCGACTACTCCAATGGGCCTACTCGACTTCGTTCTTGCTCGTCTCTGCGACGCGGGACGCCAACGGGGCGATTGTCACGGCTTCGATCCTTTGGCCTGACGGCGCGACAGGTACCTTCACGACGGACACGGCCAGTACCGCCTTTCCCGGTGCCATCGATGCGTGGCACGCGTCCTACTTCAACGCCTCAATCACCAAGACAGTCTCTCAGCCCGCAGTCACGCGTGACGCGACCGGCGGCGTTACCGCTCAACCCGCTATCACTATTGCTTGAGGTGTCACATGGGTATTCTCGATGCGCCAGGTCTCACCAAGGCGGCAGGCGATGCGGTCATTGCGGAGGCATCGGGCTTTGCCGACGCTGCCGAGGCGAGCGCCGCCGCTGCCGCTGCAAGCGCCGAGGCCGCTGCTGAAGCTTCGTCAGCCACGTCTTTGCGGGGCACTGCTTGGACGAACTTCAAGAAGTCGAACACGCAGAAGCTTTCGACCATCATCGCGCGCGGGCAGTCGTCGCATTTGCGCGGTCGGATCGTGATCATCGGCGACTCGTACTCAGCGGGCTACGGCGCGGGCGACGGCGACAACCCCAATGGGGGCCGTGCGAAGTGCTATTCGAGCAAGCTTGCTTCGCTGATGGCGTTGGAGGGTATCAACGCGCGCGCCGACTGGACCGTTGGCACGGCCTTTACCGACACAATCGCCGAGTTGATCGCCTACGATCCGCGCCTGACTTTCACCGGCTGCACGATCCTCGACGACTTCAACGCGATCGGCGGCAGGATGATTCAGCTTGGAACCGCCACGGACAGGATGACATTTACGCCGGGTAACACGTTCGATACAGTCGAGATTCTCGTCGCGTCGAACAATCAAGCAGGAGTGTCGGGCAACTTCGATGTGCTCCTGAACGGCACCAGCACGATCTTTACCACGATCGCGAGCAATGACCTGAGGGGGATGAAAAAGGCCACGGTATCCGTTCCGGCGACCACGACGGCGGTATCGGTGCGCGGCAAGACCAACAGTACGTTCATCGCGGGCATCGGCACGCGCATGTCCACGAACCCCGGCATCGAGATCATCAATGGCGCGGCAACCGGGCAGAAGCTTTTCGTTCAGGCGACGCCGCCGACGACAACGGGCGACGCGGAGACGTGGAACAACCGGGCCGCTTCGTCCGCGCTGCTCGATACGAACGCGCTTAACTGCACGATCCTCAATGGCTGGTACAACGACAAAAACGGCGCGGGCCGCACGGTCGCACAGATGCAGGCCGACCTCACCACGCTGATTACGTTCTACAAGCAGTTCGGCGATGTGATCTTTCTCGGCTACGTTCCCCTGAACCCGGCTGATACGTCGCTCGTTGACTTCAACACGTGGCAGAACGCGGCATTCGCGACCTGCACCGCCGCCGATATCCCGTACATCAATCCGCCTGCGCAGTCGGGCGACAACGCCACGCTGATGGCGCAGGGCATGTTCGGCGATGCGGGGCTGCACTTCGGCTCGGCGGGGCACGCGCTGATCGCGCGCATGCTGCTCGGCGCTTTCGAGACCATCGTCTAAGGAGTGCTGGCAATGCTCGTCAAAACGTACGTTGCCGACGGCTATTGGGTTGAGGGGTACACCGCGACCGTAGTAGTGCGCGACCTGCAAGAAGGGCGGCAGGGCGGCGCTATGACCGACGCGTCGATTTCATGGGATGCCGTGAACCGGCGTGGCGACTGGACGCTGAACGGCTCAGTGCTCTCGACCGATGAACCGCTTCAGACGGCGATCATTATCAGCCTGTTCTCCGATCGCATGGCGCGGCCCGGCGACGTGATCCCGGATGGCTCGAACGATCCGCGCGGATGGTGGGCCGATAGCTTCGGCGTGCCGGTCGGCTCGCGCATGTGGCTGCTCAGCCGCGCGAAGGAGTCGCAGGACACGCTACAGCGGGCATTCGACTACTTGGCCGAGGCGCTGCAATGGATGATCGATGACGGCGTGGTGGGCCAGTTCGACATCGTTGTCCAATGGGTTCGCCCCGGCGTGCTGGGCGCGCAGATTACCGCCCACAAGCAGGATGGCACGCAATTGACGACAGGCCGCTACGCGTGGGCGTGGTCGGAGGTCCGCTGATATGCCCTATCCACGGCCCACACTGACCTCTCTACGGAATCAGGTCAGCGCAGACATATCCGCTGTCCTGCCCGGCGCTGACGCGCAGTTGCGGTTTTCAAGCCTTCAGATTCTCGGCTCGGCGCTCGCCGGGCTTGCGCAGCTTCAGTACGGCTACACCGATTGGGTGTCTCGGCAGGCCAACCCGTTCACCGCGACCGATGAATTCCTCGAAGCGTGGGCGGCGCTCAAGAATGTCTATCGCGAGCCCGCCACGCAGGCGGGGCTGTTGGTCCCGGGGACGGTGACGTTTCCCGGCACGAATGGCGTCGTGCTGCCGATCAATACGCCACTCGTGCGCGGCGATGGCGTGACCTATACGACGAGCGCCGACGGGACGGTAGCGGGCGGATCGGTAACGGTCCCCGCTTACGCCAACGCCGATCCGGCCGGGCTGACTGGCGCGTTCGGCAATTGCGGGGTTGGAACGGTCCTCCCGCTGGGCGCGGCGATTTCCGGTATCAGTTCTACGGGCTCGGTCGCGTCGGCCTTTACCGGCGGCTTCGACGTAGAGTTGGACGACAAGCTGCGCTCGCGCATGCTCCAGGTGTATCAGCATGTGCCGCAGGGCGGGGCGCAGCAAGACTATGTGACGTGGGCGCTTCAGGTCAATGGCGTGACGCGCGCGTGGGCGAATCCGAACGGCTTCGGCGCGGGCACGGTCGTGGTCTATCCGATGTTCGATGTTGTCGAAGCGGCTTTCAATGGCTTTCCGCAGGGCATCAGCGGCGTGGCCACAGCCGAGCATCGCGGTACGCCGACCGCGACGGGCGATCAGCTTGCGGTGGCCGACTGGATCTATCCGCTGCGCCCGGTGACGGCGCTTGTCTACGTCCAGTCACCGACGGCGATGGTGGTCGATTTCACGATCAGCGGTATCTCGACGATTCCGGCTGCCACCAAGGCGCTGATCGCCGATTCAATCGCGGGGCTGTTCGTCGCCTATGGCTCGCCGCTCAGCGATGAGCCGGGCCAGAACGGCGTCGTATACCTGTCCTATATCGAATCGGCGATTGCTTCGATTGCCGGTACGGCGGGGTTCGTTATCGAGTCTCCGTCCGGAAACATCGTCGGCACGACCGGGCAGCTTCCTGTAGTCGGCACGATTACCTACACCTGAAGCTATGAGCGCGCCCAACTATCAGGCGTCGGATTTTCTCGCCGCGCTACAAAACCTGATGCCGCGTGGGCTCGCTTGGCCGCGCGATCCGTCTTCCGTCATGGCGCGGGTATTGTCCGGGCTCTGTGCGACCTGGGCTCGCCATACGCAGCACAACAATGCGCTGCTCGTCGATGCGTTTCCCCCAACAGCGGTCGAGCTCCTACCGGAGTGGGAGGCGGCGCTCGGCTTGCCCGATCCGTGCGCGGGGCCTTCGCCGTCGTTGCAAGCGCGTCAGGCGCAGGTGCTCGCGCGCTTCGCGGGCTCGGGCGGGCAATCGGTCCCGTACTACATCCAGTACGCGCAGGCGCTTGGCTACGTCATAACGGTGACGGAGTTCACGCCGTTCCATATGGGGCAGCAAGCAATGGGCAGTCCGCTTGGCACACAGGATTGGGCTCATACATGGCAGGCGAATGCGCCCTCGGTGACCGCCACGCTATTCCGCGCGGGCCGCTCGACAGCGGATGAGCCACTCGCGACGTGGGGCAACAACGTCCTCGAATGCGAACTCGAGCAAGTCAAGCCCGCGCACACGATTCTGAACATGGCTTTCGTTGACCTATAGCGCATTGGCGCTCAAACTCCGCAGAACCCGCCTAGGCGGGTTTTTTTTTTGGCCGAGCGAAACGTATGTACCAAACCGATCAAATCACTGCCGTTGCCTCGCTGCCGAGTCCGGCCGTAGCGGCGACGCAGGGGTACTTCACCAATGGCAATCCGGGCTCCGGCCTCGCGGCGACGGTGGTCGATGCTGACTTCCTGAACATGACGATGATGGAGATCATCAACGTCGTGAACGCTGCCGGGTTGGTGCCTTCCAAGACGACCTACAACCAGCTGCTCACCGCGATCAGGATTTTGATTCAGAGCGGCGGCTCGAATTACGGGCTCGATACCGGGACGGTGAACTCCTATCGCGTGTCGTTCGCCGCGGCGGTGCTTGCAGTCGCAGACGGCATGCGCCTGACCTTCAAGGCCGCACACACGAACACCGGCAATTCGACCTTCTCGCCCAATCCCGGCGTGATCGCGCCCGCGCCGATATGGGGCGGAAACTTGGCTGTGTTGGTCGGCGGCGAAATCCTCACGAATGGCTACATTGACGTTAAGTGGAATAGCTCTTTCGGCGCATGGGTGCTGCTCGCCAGTACCGGAGGCGCGCAGCAGGTCGCAGCGGGCTCGTATGGCGTATCGCCGCCGGCCAACGATCGCAGCAAGAAGCTTGTTACCGCCGAGTGGGTACAGCGCAACTACAAGATCGGTGAAGTCAAGATGTGGCACGGCGCGCTGGCGAACATCGCGGCAGTATGGGGGCCGGGCTGGCAGCTTGCGGACGGTTCGAATGGGACGGCCAATCTGAAAGACAGGTTCATCGTCGGCGCGGGAAACCTTTACGGGGTGAATGCGGCGGGCGGCTCGAATACGGTATCGCTCGCCATCGCGCACATGCCGGCGCACAACCATGTGATCAATATCGGCGATCCGGGCCATGCTCACGCCGTCTACGATCCGGGCCACAACCACGGCATTTCGCAGTCCCCGCACGGGCATGGCGTAAGCGATCCGACGCACGCGCACGGCGCCTACGTGAGCGATCCCGGCCACGCGCACGGCATTCAAAACCTGGGTTCTGCCCAAGCGGGCACGGACAACGGCGGGGCGCCGGTATCGGCAGCTACCGGCTCCGGCACCGGTCGCCAGCCGTCTCCGACCTTCGCGGCCGGGACGGGCATCGGCGTGGGAACCTACGCCGCCTATACGGGCGTCGGCATTCAAGCGCAATACGCCAACGTCAGCAATCAGGCGGCGATTACCGGCATCGGTATTTACGGGGCAGGGACCGGCATTTTCGCGAATTCGAACAACACCGGTTCGGGCGCTGCCTTCAGCATCGTGCCGCTGTACTACGCGCTGTGCTTCATCGAGTACACCGGAATTGGAGCCTAAGCGATGTTCCAAACTGATCAGAGCACGGCAGTAGCGACGCTGCCGACGCCCGCAGCGCAGGGCACACCCGGCTACTTCACGAACGGCAATCCGGGCGCAGGCGTTCCGCCGACAATCCTCGATGCCGATTTCATGAACATGCTGATGATGGAGATTCTGAACGTCATCACGGCAGCGGGGCTCACGCCTTCCAAGACCTCCTATAACCAGCTTCTTGCGGCGATCCGCTCCGTCGGCGTATTAGTCACTGCGCAATCGCTATTGTCTCCGGGTTACATAAGGCTCGGCAGTGGCTTCATTCTCGAATGGGGCTCAGCGATTACGTCGGGCAGTGCGGACGTAGCGGTCATTTACCCGCTTGCCTATCCGACCACCCAGCTTGTAACGCTGGCTACTGCCCAACTCACAACGACTGGCGCATTTGTCGGTATCAACACGCCGACCGTCAACGGCTTCAATGTCAACGGATGGTCCGCTAGTGCGGCGCGCGCGGTGGTCGGCGCGAACTGGCTTTCAATCGGAAAGTAAGGGAAAGCAATCATGGGCCAAAAATACGCAGCCTTCGACGGGCAGGGCACGATCACCGCGTTTTACGACGATCAGGACAGCCCGGTTCCGAGCGGGCTGCCGAACGTTATCGCAATCTCGGACGCTGAGTGGCAGACCTGTCTCGCTCAGCCGGGCCAATGGACCGTCGTCAACGGCGCTCTCGTACATACCACCCCGCGCGCCTACGTGGCGCTCGATCCTATCGACCGCACCTTTGGAGGCGATGTATGGCAATCCTCGATCGCATAGCAACGGCCCGCGATGACCAGTTCGCGGCCCGTGTCGCGATGCTCCTGATGAAACTCTGTGTGGACGTGGCGAATGAAGATCCCGCCTACGAGAACCATGCGAACCGCCTGCACTTCGCGCAGTTGCATTTTCGCGCGCAGGTCAATACAAAGGCGCTCGCGGCGGCGATCATCGCGAACAACGCCACGATCCAGACGGCAATCGACAGCGCGCCGAACGCGCTCGGCTCGAATGTGCCGGACGGCGATCTCGAATTCGTGATCGGCGGGCTGTTCGACAACTTCGCCAATGCCTACGTGAGCCAGTGATGAAGATCGTTCTCGTCGCAATTGATCCAGCGGTCTATGTCGCATTTGACCGCATATTCGCAGGCGCCAAACACGTTCAAGTGATCTATGGCGACATTCTCAACCACCGCGCCGAAGCAATCGTGAGTCCCGCCAATAGCTTCGGCTGGATGGATGGGGGAATTGACCTTGCGCATGTGCGGGTATTCGGCAAAGGGGTGGAAACGCGCCTTCAGCGGTTGATACGCGAGCGATGGGAAGGTGAGTTGCCAATCGGCCGGGCGCAGTTGGTGCCGACCGGCTTTGAGCCGATTCCGTGGATGATAAGCGCGCCCACCATGCGCGTACCGGAGCCGGTGGGCGGCACACGAAACGCCTACCTCGCTTTCGCGGCCGCGCTGATGCTCGCACGCGAGGAGGGGTTCTCGTCCCTTCTGTCGCCCGGCCTTTGCACGTTGACGGGCCGCATGCATCCGCTGGCCGCCGCGTCACAGATGCGGCAGGCTTACGACGCCGTGATTGGCGCAACACACGCGTGAGGCGCGGCAATGGAAAGCTACCCTGATTGGGCGACCTATCAGACGTATGCGCTCGCGGCCCTCTCGGAGTCTGATCGAACCGTTATCCGGTGTTACGAAAACGGCATCGCGGTGCCGGCCGAGTGGACGCAGTACCGCAGAGCATTGCGGGCAATCGTAAGAGCACCTACCGGCGAGGCGAACAAGCCGCTTCCGATCAAACCGCCTTACCCGTCTGAAACCTGAGCGCTGGTCTCCAATCATCATGGACCTCAATTCGAGCACGTCGTCGATCTGGGGGTGGATTGGTGGCGGAGGACTTGCCACCGTCGTGATGGCCGCCTTGCAATTGCGCAAACGCTTGTCGCGAGACGGCGTTGAGCGGCATCGCGATCAGGCCGAGAAAAGCATCATTGACCGTCTATCTGAGGAGCTAGACAAGGCGGATAAACGGGTCGAGGCGGCGGATAAGCGGGCCGAGGACGCGTATGACGCGCGCAATAACATGCTGCGCGAGCTCGCCCCGATACACAGCACGATGGCGGCGATGGAGGAACGGCTCAAACAGCAGGCGGAACTAATCGCGAAACAAAATCAGGACCTCGCGCGCCTGCGCCGGGAGAAGCGCGATGCCATTTAGGACGCTCGCAATCACGGATCAGGGCAAACGCCTTCTCCGGTTCATCGAGGCATGGTCGGTCGCGCTCGCGCTCGCGCTAGGCGGAGCGGTCGCTGGATATGCCTTCAGCGAGTACCGGCTGACGGTGATCGTGAGCCAAGTCAATGCGCAGCATCAAGCCGAGGCCAAGCGACTTCAGGAAACGAACCAACGAGTCCTGGCGGCGCTCGCGGATCGGGTCCAATCGGCCGCGCAGAAAGTCGATATCGCGGGCGCCAAGGCCGCGACCGCTGCCGATCAATCCGCGCAAGCCGCTCAATCAGCGAAGTCGGCTGTGGCAGAGGTGCAGCACGCGCGCCCGGTGATCCGTCCGGTCATCGTTGCGCCGCCGCCCGCTGCGGCCGTACCCGAACCGGTTCGCGCGAACCTGAATCGTGCGATCGAGCGCACGAATCGGACGATCAAGGACAAAGAGAGGCAGAGGAAATGATGCGCGTCCCGCTGCTGTGCCTGTTCCTCGCCGGGTGCGCAACCACCGCGCCGGATGCCCCTGAGGCCGCCGTGACGTGTGCGCCGCTACCGACCCTCGTCGAGCAGCCCACCGCCACGCAGCTTGCCGCATACGCGCAACAGGTGGTCGAGCTCTACGGGCGGTGCGCGACGCTTCAGGCGGCGCCGAACAAGCCGCCGCCCTAATTTTTTTGGAGCATCGAATGGACAACTTCACGGATTCATTCGCCAAGCTGATCGACGTCGAGAAAGGGCTCAGCCTCGATCCCAATGATCGCGGCAACTGGACCAGCGGCAAGATCGGCGTCGGTACGCTGCGCGGCACGAAGTACGGCGTCAGCGCCGCGTCGTATCCGACGCTCGATATCGCGAACTTGACGCTCGACGACGCGCAGGCGATTTACCGGCGCGACTACTGGAACAAGGTGCAGGCGGATCGGTTCGCGGCGTCGATCGCATTCCAGCTATTCGACGCCGCCGTGAATAGCGGCATCTATGCGGCCTCGATTTTGCTTCAGAAGGCCGCCGGCGCACTCGCCGATGGCGTGATCGGCAATCAGACCGTCGCGGCGGTTACAGCGCTGCCAGCGCCGGTCGTGGCCGCGCGCTTCAATGCGTACCGCTTGCTGGACATGACTGACATGACAGGATGGCCGGTCTACTCGCGGGGTTGGGCCAAGCGCATCGCGAACAACCTGCTCGCCGGGGTCGCGTGATGCTCGAGCTTTTGAAGACCGTCGCGCCGTGGCTGATCACAGCGCTGACGGGCGGGCCGATCGGACTTGCCGGGATGGCGGCCAAGACCATCGCGGACAAGATCGGGCTTTCGGATGCCACGGTCGATGGTGTCAAAGCGGCGCTCACCGGCAACAGCATGACGCCCGAGCAAATGCTATCGCTGAAGCAGGCGGATAACGACTTCAGCATGCAGATGCAAAAGCTCGGCTTTACGCACGCTGAGAACATGGCGGGCATTCAGGTCCAGCAGGACACGATTGCCGCTGGCGATCGGTCGAGCGCGCGCCAGTTCGCGAGTGTGGTCGCGGACCACACCGCACGGAACCTGGCCTACCTATACACGGGCGCGCTATTCGCGGTGATCGCCGCGCATCTGTGGATCATCGTGCAGCGCATCCCCATCGAGCCTGTAGCGATGAACATCATCAGCACCCTCGAAGGCGTGTTGATTGCGATGGTGCTCGGCTCGAAGGAATTTTTCTTCGGCTCGTCGTCGAGCGCCGTGAAGCAGCAAGCGGCGATTACCGATTTTGCCACCGCGCCCGGTACGGTACTGGTCCCGCCGGACAGCACGGCAACCATCCGCACGCCGGCTGATCCGTTGACCGGCGGAGCGCTCCGCCATTGA